ATGAGCGACAAGAAGCTGCTTTCTGAAATCCTACTTGCGCTGAACCACAACCAGATGGGTCTTGGCGCAGCCATCGAGGAACTGGCGAACTGGGCCGAGGCAAATGGCGGTGGTGTGGCAGCCGGCCACGCCCGCGACGCGCTGCAGTGCCTGGATCTAACCCTTGAAGTCATCGTGGGCGGCGCGGCCCAGATTTTGAGCAGTTCAGATACTGAGCCTGATTTTGTGGACACCACCAAGCACTGAGCCGTTGTAAAGCGGACAGCTATGCTTTGAGCTCTCCATCTGGAGGGTTTCCCAATGTGCGGAAGATTGTCCCAGTACCACGGCATCCACGATTTCGTTGCTGCGCTGAGCATGCCCAACGCCCTGGCCAACACCGCGGGCGATCAGCCGCTCGATCGCTACAACGTGGCGCCATCTACTCGAGTTGCCCTGCTCCACGTTGAAAATGAAACTCTGCACGCCGACCTGGTGCGCTGGGGATGGAGGCCACACTGGGCCACCGACCGACCACCGCCGATCAATGCACGCGCCGAGAAAGTTGCACATGGGCCTTTTTTCCGGGCGATCTGGCCACGCCGCGCCATTACTCCGATCGACAACTGGTTCGAATGGGTGGACGAAGGTGGCCCCAAAAAACAGCCCTACCTCATCCGGCGTCGAGACGGTGCGCCCATCCTGTGTGCCACCATCGGCCAATACCCCGTCGATGGCCACGAACCGCAGGACCATGATGGCTTCGTGATCATCACTGCCGATGCCCAGGGCGGCATGGTCGACATTCATGACCGCCGGCCTGTCGTCCTAGCGTCAGACCTGGCCCGGGAATGGCTCGACCCGGCCACGCCCAAGGAGCGCGCCGAACAGATTGTGTTGTACCAAGGTGAACCGACCGAAGCTTTCGAGTGGTTTAGGGTCAGCCCCTGTGTGGGCAATGTACGGAATCAAGGCGCGGAGCTGATCGCGCCCATGGCCGGACCGGTGTAGGCGATCCTGATCACTGGCACGCCACATTCGCCGCTGCAAGCTGCCTCTCGTATCCCTGTCTCTGCCGGATCTCCGCCAGCAGCGCCCGGACCTTCGTTTCCAGAGGGTCGGCCTTCTTGAGGCTGACCGTGGCAAAGGACGGAACTTCAACCAGCGCCACCTTGCACGGCACCGGCACGGCCACCTCCACCTTCACTGTGCGCATCTCCGGCTCCTGGTGCGCGCAGCCCGCCAGCACCAGCCCCAATCCCACCACCAGCAATGCCCTCATAACCCCAACTCCTTGTCGATCACCGTGGTTGCCGCGGCGCAGCTGTCGCCGCCGATGTGCTCTTGCTGGATGCGGTTCGCCTCGCCGTAGTCGGTCTTGGCCTGCTCCTGGGCGGTGGCCACTGCCTTGGCCGCATCCGCGGCGCGGTCCTTGGCCTGCTGGGCCAGGTCACCCAGCTTCTGGCTTTGCTCCTGGGTCAGCTGCACCAGGTTGTTCCGCGCGGCCGTGCAGGTGGTGGTCTGGCCGTTGGCGACGTCGAGCAGCGGCCGGTAGTGCCCTGCCGCCAGCCACACCCCAGCCCCGCCGCCCAACGCCAACAGCAGAAGCGCTGCCGCCACCACGAACAACACCTTCAGTTGCGCCGGAGTCATGCCAGAGCCCTGCGCACGCCTTCGGACACTACGGCCGGGCTGTACGGATTACCCCCGTTCTCATGCACGATGATGCCCAAGACGAGTCCGGTGAGCCTCTTCACGTCCTTCAGCGCCAACGGCTGATTGGCAGTGACACCCATTGCCTTGGCCACGGCCTGAATGTAGGCCTCGGTGTTGTTCTCGTTGCCCGGGGCCCAGCGGCTGATGACTTCGTGAACGGTGTCGATGCCCGGAGCACCCACACCTGGTATGCCGTCCTTGCCCCGGTAGTTGAGGATCAGCTTGCCCATGGCGCGGATGCCGTTCTCTGGGCAGTCGAACAAGGCGAAGCGAGGGCTCGGCACGCCAGCTGTCTTGGGCTCCAGGCCGATCTGGCCTACCCAGTCGTTGCGGGGGTTGAAGTCGATGTTCCCAGGATTTCTGTTCCTGACGCCGCGGGAAATGGCAGGCATTTACTTTTCTCCAGACGAAAAAAAGCCCGCGCAGTGGCGGGCATGGCGGATGAACCTGAGTCAGGCGATCGGGTCTTGCTCAGCGTCAGGCACCGGCATGGCAGTGACGGTGACCTTGGCGGTGTAGGTGTTCAGCAGCTGCGCTGTACGGACGGTGGCCTGGGGTTGGGCGTTCAGCAGATCACGGGCAGCGGTGTCCGCTTCCTCGGCCGTGGCGTAAACCACCTGGTGGATTGGGTCGAAGGCATTGCTGGCATTGATGACGACATAGGGCATGGTGTATCTCCGGTTTCAAAATTTGGGCAAAAATAAACCCGCTCAGTGGCGGGTGCAGTGTTCTTGTTGCAGGGGTCAGATGGGCGCATCAGGCCAGTCAATATCGATCGGGTAGCCAGGCTGTTCGGCGATCTTGCTCAGCGTAACGCGGTACTTCTTCCAGGCCTTGAGCCGATCGATATCCGCCGGGCTGGCCTCTTCGAGGTCAACAGCATCCTGCAGCGGGGTAATCACATAGTCCGCATACGCCCGCAACTGCGCCTGCGCGGACTGCACCACGACCAATGGGTCTGGAACAGGCTCAGGCTCCGCTGGTGCCGGCTCAGGCATTGCTGGGATCACCCAATCGGTGACGGCCACATGAAGCGTGATGCTGTGCACCAGGTCGGACGGCGCGCCATCGCGACTGACTTCAACGGCTAGATCTTCACCATCGAACCCGATACTGACCGTGGCATCGCTATCAAGCTGATTGACCACATACCCCCAGCCCTCGGGCAGCGGCACCATGCCGAGCGTGCCACTGATAATGTATTGGCCGGTGTTGACTTTCAGGCTGGTTATATCTCGACTGCCCAATGACGAAATATCAAGGATTTCGCCGGTTGAGCCCAGAATGTTAATTGCTGCTCGTGCTGTCATTTAAACCGCCTTCAGTGTGCCGTCTGCGGCTCTGGTGGTATTACCTTCATGATAAATTTTGAAAGAGTTCGCGCCAAACGACCAGCCTCCAACTTTAAAAACATTGTCAGTGTCGATACCTAGATGACAGCCGAACTTTCCATCTCTTAAAAAAGAGATAACGGCCGAAGCGGCATCGTTTGAGCTATTCCCGATATTGAGAGCGGTATTGTAGTCATTGCCGGTACTTGAGATCGACGCGATATTGGGAGGCGCGCCACTGACGAGTCGTGTGCCCACACTCCCATTTGGATTGTTCAATGCCAGGCCGCCCAGCGCCTTGATCGCCGCAAGTCCAGTGGTAGCACCCGTTCCGCCCTTGCTGATCGGGACCGTATTCTCGACGGCTACGCTGCCAATTCCCAGCGCTGTGCGCGCTGCTGCAGCCGTAGTTGCACCAGTGCCACCCTTGGCGACTGGCAAAGCTGTCGGCAAAGTGTCACCGCCCAGCGCGGCATAAACCTCAGCCAATGAATTGTTGATTTTCCCAAATGCGGTAGTGGCCGGTTCGCCCTTCTTGCCGTTTGGCTGGACAGTGGTCATATCAATAATTTGTCTTGCCATGAAAACTCCTTATGCGTTCATCTTGGCGAATATGGTCGGTAGGTAGATAAACACTGGATTGGATGAACCAGAGGCTACCAGCCAAAGCTTGTTGGCCGGGAAATCCCATAGAGTACCCAGCAATCTGCCTGCAGCACTTCCGCAAACCATACTCATGCCAATATTGTTAATCAGCATGTATTCATCCTCTGGGAAGTTGAAATCCACCGTGAAATAGTTTCGCGTATCCCCTTGAGACCCGCTTTCGTACTTGACGTAAGTCCAGGTCTGATAAGCGCGGGTAAACACCGCCGAGGGCGTGCCGCTGTCAAACAGCATGTTTGACGCCCCATCCCACAGGCGCAGGCCAAACGGCGCAGAAGCCACAGCCCGGAAGGCGGCCGCGAAATAGCGACCGCTGGGCGGCTGAGTAAATACGTTGAACGCTCTTACATAGAACCCAGTCCAGTTTCCGGGGCTACCTAAAACCTTGCACAGCGATGCGCTTGCCACTGCGCCTACTGTGTCAGGCCGAATGAACACCAGCGGTGGCTCTTGCGTGGTGATCGGCGCGGGAAACTGAGTCACCGAGCCAAGGTTGGATTCCTGAGTCGGCCCATACCGACCCGAGCAAATGACACAGAGCCGGGCATATTCAGAGTCAAGCGTTACCACGCCGCTGTTATTGGTGAACTGCAGACCAAAAGCCATTACGCAAACCTTATAACGATGAGTCGCATTGAGTCGACTGAGCTTGTATTCGCCGTGGCATAGCCGCGAAGGTAGTTGTAGACGCGCGCCGCCCCGTTGATCACCTCCGACTCAAACTGAGTGGCCAGGTCAGCATAAGCACCAATCGGCACCAGCAGCGCCACGCTGTTGCCGGGGGTTATCCCGTCCACTGGGTAGGTGATGATGCTCTGCCCAGAGAACTGAGATCGACTCACCACCGTGCTGAACACCACGCGCATCGTGAACGAGTTTTCGTTGAGTTGAAGGGCGCCATCGGCGCCCCAGATCCGCATCCCATAACTCATGCGTCCAAATCTCCCAGTTGCACCCGCTTGACGCCGTTCTGGTCGAAGACCTTCAGCGCCCGGTTGGTGATGGCCATCCTGCCGCCCCCAGGGGCTGGGCCGTTGAATTCAAGATTGCCGGCCTTATCCAGACGCCAGCCCTGCACGCCCGGCACATAGTTGTCGGACTGCAGGTACTGGCCGATCTGCAGCATCGTGATGCTGCCGTTCTGAATGAACGCCGAGTTCATGAACACCTGGCCGCCCTGCACCACAAACGGTGTGAAGGTCGTGCCGCCGGCCAGGGTGCCGACGATGGCGAAGCGATCAGCTGAGACCAGGAACTGACTCTGCAGCCCGGCCCCGTTGTCCTCGATCCCCAGGCCGATCCCCGCCGCCACGTACTGGCCGTTTGCGTTGATCTGCATCTTCACCGACCACATGGTGCTCAGTTGGCCGTCCATATTGGCCTGAGCCTGGGCGACGGTCTGTACCGCGGCGCTGTTCTCGCCGGTTTTCACCTCGACGGTATCCATGCGCCTGGCCGTGACCCCGTTCGCATCCGCGCTCACGGATTGCACCGTGACCGTGCCGGCATATACGGTGCTCTCCCCCACGCTCCAGTCGTCGTCGCCGACGTAATCCGGCGTGAGCTGCGCGTACAAGCCATCTGTACGCTGGGCCTGAGCCGTGATCGCCGCTTCCGTGCTGGTCACCCGCGTGTCGATAGAGCTGATCGCGCCCGCCTGGCCAGTATTGACGCCTTCGGCGGCGGTAACACGGTTGGTCAGGCTGGTCAGTGACGCGCCTTGGCTGGTGATCGTGGTGCCTTGCTGGGTCACCGTGCCACTCAGCGAACTGAGTGCAGCAGAGGTTGCGGCTTGGTCAGCGGTCAGTGTCTTGGCGTTGTCCTTCCAGCCAGTCATGACCGGCGAAATTTCAAGCTGCGCGCGATCCCACTCCACGAAGCCGGCAGACAGCGACGCGGTGCCGACAACCCGATACAGCAGGTCAACGGACACGGCGTTCACTGGTGCGGCGGCTGCCGTTCGAGTGACACGCTGGACGCTGCCATCGGCAGTGATCGAAGTCGGCCCATCAGTGCCGATGGTGGTGCCAGCGGCATCCTTGAACTGGAAGTACAGACGCAAGATCAGACCGGCCGTTGCGCGAGCATATGCGGACATCGAAAGCACCTGGCCTGAGCTGACGCTCGGGCGGTTAGCCCCAACAATGCCTGTGTCGACATAGTTGCTTGCTGTCAGGCCTGACAGTTCCACGCGTTGCGCCTTGCCCGCTGGATCGATACCTGAAGCGACCAAACTCGGTACAGATGCGGCGCCAGCACCATTGCCAAGTCTCCAGCCCTCCGCAAGACCGGATGTTGTCCCGACCTTTTCGAAAGAAGGGTTGTACAGCAGGTTCTCCCCTCCGACAGAGCCAATGCTGTTGTTCAGCGAGGTGATCGACGAGGACTGGCTGGTGATCGTGTTCTCGGCGCTGGTGACGCGCGCATCCAGCGCCGTGTTAGCTGACGCCGCAGCGTTGTATTGACGGGTCGAGGTGCCAGGGACGAACGAGCCGGCGACCTGCGAGGCGCCAATCTGCCGCTCTAACATGAAGCCATCAAACCAAGTGACCCCAGTAGCGATAGGCTTTTGGGTAAAGAACACCATCACGGCTTGACTAACCAGAGCTGCTGGCATGGTCACAGGGACCGTGTAGCGGGCCATGGTTGTGGTAATTGCTTGCTGAGCCAGTTCCACTTCTACAGTAGCGCCAACTGAATTCAGGTAACGGACACGCACCGACAGGGTGTGGGCAACATCGCCCTTGGCCCAGAATGAGCAAATGTACTTACCGCTTGGCGTCAGGCGAAGGTTGAAGTCAGCTTGGCTGCTCCCCAGGTACAGGTAATCCTGCACGGTTGGAGAGGTCGAAGTAAACTTCAGCAGGAACCCGCCAGTTGCAGTTGTATCCGCTTCAGAGGTGATAGTTGCCGCGAATGCCTTGTTCATCGTAGGGAGCGCCGCGAAAAAGCTGGTGAACTCGCCTGGGATGAGGTTGGTACCGTTCCCGGAAATCCCGTTTACCGTGGCTTGGATAGATGTGATCGACGCTCCCTGCGAAGTGATCGCCCCTTCCGCAACAGTTACCCGGTTGGTCAGCGAATCTACCGACGCTGCACTGGCCTTCGCTCCCAAACCGCTCGTGGCGTTGTTGACGCTGTTTTCCAGCGACGTAACGCGAGCGCCCTGGCTGGTCACGACTCCCTCAACGGTTGTCACGCGACCAGTGAGCGCAGTTGTCGCAGCAGCACTCACTGCGACATCGGTCGCGACGACGCCGTTATTGTCACTCCACCCGCTCATTGCTGAAGCAATTTCAACCTGGCAGCGGTCAACGTCTACCACTGCCGAGCCAATATCAGCCGTACCGTAAATAACGATAAAAGGAACACAGGAAACTGCATCTACTGGCGCGGTAAACGTGACACTGACCCTCTGCCATGTTCCGTCGCCGGTAGTGTTCAAGGTATTGCCGGTCGATGCGTTGGTGCCGTCGGCCCTGGTTGCCCAGTATTCTGGGCGGAATTTAACCCCGACAGGCGCCTTCACATAGAACGATTCGGTAACGTCCTTTCCTGGTTGGATTGTCGCTCTATGGGTTGCGTCAAGACCTAGCGCATACCATGACGTCGCGCTCAGACCCGAGATGTTCATTCTCTGCGCCTTCTCGCCATAGGCCAGGCTAGAGTCGACAATTGAATTGACGGAGGTTACGCCCGCCCCGTTGCGCACATACCACCCCTGCGCCACGCCTGCCGAGCCCTCGCGCTCGAAAGATGGGTTGTAAGCGAGGTTCTGTCCCCCGAGCGACCCGATGCTCGCATTGATCGCGGTAATGCTGTTGCCTTGAGCGGTCAGAGTGGTTCCCTGCTGCGTCACGGTGTTGCTGAGAGCTGAGACGGTGCTCGACTCGGCCTTAGTCGCCACCTGAGCCAGCGCGCTTGCCGCAGCCGCCGACGCATCAGTCGCCGCTTTGTCCGTCACTGCCACCCAGACGCTGCCCGTCCAACGTTTCGGGGTGTTCGCGTTGCTGGTGATGTCGATCCAAAGGTTTTGCGCCAACTGATCGGCCGCAACGGGCGTGGTCGACTGCACCAGCACCTTGCCCTTGCCACCGGCAAGGGTGTTCGCCGCATTGGCGGCATTCTGCGCCGCAGTAACGTTGCCGTTGGTGGTGGTCAGGCTGTTGTTCAGGCTGGTGATCGAGTCACCCTGACTGGTCAACTTACCTTCAGCGCTGGTCACCCGCGTGGTCAGGCTGTTGACCGCTGCAGCATCGGCCTTGGTGTTGGCCACCGACAGTGCATTGGCGGCCGCGGCCGCAGCGTCCGTCGCCACCTTGTCAGTCACTGCAGCCCACGCCGAACCATTCCACCGTTTCGGGGTGTTGGCCCCGCCGGTGATGTCGATCCACAGGTTCTGTACCAGCTGGTCGGCAGCAGCCGGCGCAGCCGTTTGTACCAATACCTTGCCCTTGCCACCGGCCAGGGTGTTCGCCGCGTTAGCCGCGTTTTGCGCTGCCGTCACGTTGGTGTTGGTGGTCGTCAGGCTGTTGTTCAGCCCGGTGATCGACGAACCCTGGCTGCTGATCGTGCCTTCTGCCGTGGTGACACGGGTGGTCAGGCTATTGACCGCTGCAGCATCCGCCTTGGTGTTGGCCAGCGACAGTGCATTGGTAGCCGCTGCAGCAGCATCCGTCGCCACCTTGTCGGTCACTGCAGCCCACGCCGAACCATTCCAGCGTTTCGGCGTGTTCGCCCCACCTGTGATGTCGATCCAAAGGTTTTGCGCAAGCTGGTCGGCAGCGGTCGGCGCAGCAGTCTGGACCAGCACCTTGCCTTTCGAGCCGGCCAACGTGTTGGCAGCGTTCGCCGCATTCTGTGCGGCAGTCACGTTGGTGTTGGTGGTCGTCAGACTGTTGCTCAGTCCTGTCAGCGCAGTGCCCTGGCTGGTGTTGACGCCCTCGACGCTGGTCAGGCGGCTCTCGGCGGTGGTGACCCGCGCAGCCAGTCCGTTCGAGTCACTGACTACCTGACCAACGTCCAGCCAATAGGTGGAGTTCGGCGGCGCCTTCGCACCAGTCTCGTCCGCCGGCACCGCGATCTTGGCCTGGTACAGCCGACCATCCAGGCGAGTCGAATCACCAGCCTTGTAGGCCTGGTCCTTCTGGTACTCGGCCGAATCGATGATGTCGGCAACCTGCTGATTGAGATCGACCACCTGGTTGTTGATATCGGCGACAACGGCTTGTACTTCAGCTACCTGGTCGTTGACCTGCGCAACCTGGTCACTGACTGTCTGAATTTGCTCGTCGACCACCTGCTTCGCTTCGTCCAGGCGATTGCTCACGGAGCCCGGCAGACTCGGCGGGCCGTCGATCAGATCGATGCGGTCGCTCAGTTCCTTGCCCAGTTCGGTTTCGCCGATCTGGCCGGCGATCATGTCCAGGATCGGACCCGCCTCGGCGCTGGCCTGTCCCATCACCCCGCTGCCGACCGGGTACCACGGCCCGATATTGCCGGTGCGGTCCACCAGGCGCGCCCAGAAGAAGAATCGGGCGCCTGCCAGCAACTGCTGCATGCTGTAGGCGTTTTGTGGGTAGGCCAGGTCAGCCAGCTTGGTTGCCGTGGCCAAGTCCGTGGTCGGGCCATACCAGAGCTCGGTCCGCTGGGTGTCTTCGGCGCCAGCCGGGAATGCCCACTTCAGGCCGATGCCGAACAACAGCGGCGTGGCGACAAGCGACGTCACTGCCGGTGGCAAACCTTCCTTGCCGTTGAGCTGGGTCAGGACCGATGTCCGCCAAGTCGAAGAAATGTCGAACGCGCTCACGGCGCGCACGCGGGCAAGATAGCCGCCCGCGTAAATGCCGGTGATATCAACGCTGTTGTTGCCGGTACGTTGGACCTTGATCCAGTTGCCGCTATCCTTGCGCCATTCCACGTCGTAGGCGACCGCACCGGCCACCGCCGGCCAGGAGATCGTCATGGTGGTGACAGCCAGGCCCTGGGCGATTGCAGTAGTGGATGCCAACGCAATGCTGGCCGGGGCCGGCACGACAGTGATCGGAATGACGCTGATCGGTCGCTCCTCGAGGCGCGCGCCAGTGTCGATGTAGTCGAACTTGCTCGGCTCGTACTGCAGCGCATTGATCTCGTAGTCGCCCTCGGTGGTGCGCTTGACGCTCAGCACGCGGTAGAGCGGAATGGCCAGATCATTGGCATCCAGTGCCCACTGCAGTTGCGCCACAGGTGTTTGGCTATACGCGGTGGTGACGGTGATCGCCCGCCCGCTCACCGACTGTACGGTGCGACCCTCGGCCTTGCCGTTTGGCAGGTTTATGATTAGGCGATCGCCGGCCTTGGCCTGGGTGTCGCGGTCCAGGGTGATTACGCGAGCGGTCGCCACCGAGATGCGACCACCTACCTCCCGACCCGCCAGCAGCGTGTCGGCGATCGGGATGATGTAGCCCGGCAGCGGAATGCTGCCCTCCATGCCGGTCTTGAAGCTCACCGTCCGGTCCTGGCTGTTGCTCATCACCACCCATTTACCGCGGCGCTGGGCCTCAGATGCCCGGGTGCAGCCGATGGCACTGATCTCCGTCGGCTTGTCGCCAAAACGACGCTGCAGCTCCAGGTCGGCGTACGGAATAACGTCGGTGTCGTAGTTGTTCGACGGGTTGTCGTAGCTGACCAGAGCCCGGGTGTAGCGGGTCTTCGACGAGGCGCTGCCGTAGGAAAACTTCCCGTCGATGACGTTCGCCCGAGTGAACACATAGTCGAAGTCCTGGGCGCGCGGCATATCCGCCTGCATCACCAGTTGGCCCTGGGCCCAGTACGTCATCCCCCGATAAATGCCGGCGATATCCCGCAGCAGCGACCAGGCGTCAGCCTTGCCTTGGAGGTTCATGTCACACAGAAAGCGCGGCTCAGTGCCGCCCAGGCCGTTCGGTACCGACTGATCGCAGTACTGGGCGATCCGGAACAGCTCCCACTTGTCGACCATCCACGACTTGATGCGCTTGCCCAGGCCGAACCGGTCTTCGGTGCAAATGCCAAAGGTGATCCACGCCGGGTTGTTGGTCCAGGCCTGTTTGAAGGTGCCGTCCCACACGCCGCTGTAAGTGCGCGCGATCGGGTCGTAGTTGCTCGGAACCTGCCACTTGCGAGCCTTGCACTTCACGGTCACGGCCGGGATGTTGGTGAATTGCTCGGCGTCGAATTCGATGTAGAGCAACGCCGTGTTCGGGTAGCGTAGCTTTGCGTCGATGACTTCGGTGTAGCCGGCCACCAGCATGGTGTCGGCGATTTTGTTGGTGTTCTGGTTCGCCGTGATACGGCGCACACGGATCTGCCAGCCGCTGGTTGCCGCGGGCAGGTCGATGCGACGCGAGCGCTCATACCGGGTGGTGGTTTTGCCGTCGACCGCCTCATCCAGAACTTGCTGGTACGCGCCGCCGTCGGTGGCCACGTCGATGGCGTACTCGATCCGGTACCCGCCAACATTGCCCTCATCGTCCTGCTTCTGCAGTGCCGGCCAGGCCAGGCGCAGGCGCACGGCCGACAGCTGGGTATTGGTGAGCGAGCGGACCCAGGCGGTGTCGCTGCGCAACTCCACGTTGACGGTTGTTTCATTCTCCACGGACGGAATGCCGGGGATATACGACTGGTCCAAGGAGCCGGTACGCCAGGCCCAGGTAACGTTGGGGAAGTTGACGTTCCCGCTGGCATCGTTGATCGGCGTGTTGTCCAGGTAGATATCTGCGGCCGTCGGCGTGCCGTCGAACTCGCCTTCACCCACCGCAATCAGGATCTTGGCCAAGTTGGTCGAGCGCAGGCTATCAGAGGCCTCCACCGGGGTCTTTGCGCTGCCGCTGCCGCCCTTAGCGCCGTGGATGTCGATCTGTTTTGCTGCGCCCATGCTTTCCTCCAGGCGAAAAAAAACCGCCTGATGGCGGCCCGCTTTGATGCGTCCTGACTATGTTTTGTCCTCGGCGTAGATGGATGCCGAGATGATCGCCCCTCCCCACCGCCGCTCACCGATACAGATCGGCACCGGGTTGCCGCTGGCAGTGGTGTTCTTGGCGCTGCCGAAGGCGTATGAGGGCTGGTTGTCGGCTCCGGCGCTGGTGCGAAGGCCGGAGGCTTGGGGGCTGAGCATTTGGATTACCCCGCCGGCCGCCAGACCGATACCTGCACCGATTAACGGAGCGCCGAAAGGAGTAGCCGAAAGAAATGCACCTGCAACAATGAGAACGGCACCGACAATGGTCTGGAGCAGCCCGCCTCTCTTGCTACCATGGATGAGCGGCACGATGCGGATTTCGGTCGCGCCGCCGAGACCGAAGTCTTTTTCCGCGACATTTCTCCCATTGCGAAATATCGCGAATCGCATACCCAATCTATCAAGACGCTGAATTTCTTCTTTGAACCCTTCCAGGGTTGCTTTTAGAGCCTTGAAGGCCTCCCAGGCCTGACCAGAGTCAAGAAAACGCCGGTGAACTCGACCAAATTTTGAAGCCAAAGACCCAGAAAGCTTAATTGTGGTCATAGGCTGATAATGTGCCGCCGATGTCTGCATGGTTTCCTCCGGACACAAAAAAGCCGCCCGAAGGCGGCTATCTGAAATTCACTTACTGATAATCGACATACGGGCCAATGTAGAAGCCGCCGACATCACCACTTATTCTGTAAAGGCTTTCTTTACTGCTTTGGACGTTGGCAGAAATTGTGCGGATCGCCGCTCCCCCACACAAGCCAGATCCAGCAAGCCCTGCGCCGATACTGGGACTACCTGGAGGCAGATAGAAAGAGGCGCGCTGGCCTGTACCTACTTTCGCAGCTTTCCGCCCGTCGATGTACACGACGATATCGCAGCCAGATCCCACCATTCCCGAATCCCTGACAACTGTGAGTTTGCCGCTCTCACCACTGGGCTTCGCCTGAAAGGCATATAGCTCATCACTTGGAACTGGCTCTGCCTGGCTCACAGGAATTGCTGAAGAAGCGCATCCCGCCAGCAACCCCAGCGCCAACACCCCAATCAAAAATCTCATGCTGATCCCTCATCGATAAAGGGCGGACTGTAGCACCGGGCCTGTCTGGGCATCCAGTGTGGACAAAATGCCAGTAACGGAAGTGATACAGGGCGTAGTAGCTTCTCGCGCTCTAAAACCCTGACCAAATGAGCGATTCGAATGGATGCGTACGAGATACCTAGCGGCACCAAATACACCCAAATCCAGTTCATGGATGACGCCCGAGGGATTAGCGACCGACCTCCCGGGAACCCGGTCGTGACGGTGATTTTGCACTTCGACGCCCATCACAATTCCAATCCATCCCCCCCTTTCCAGTCCCCCGTTTACGCATTGTTTGATACTGGTGCCGAGCGGTGCCATGCGACGCCGGACTTCATTTCATTCACGGGACTGCCACAACTTGGCACTGCTGTGGTGCGGGGGGGCACATCGACTCAAGACGGCACGCATCACCGCGGCCACATCCTTTTTCCCGAGGCCAAAGTTCAGATTGAAGTGGACGTTATTTCCGCACCGCTGCGAAATAGCTTGGCTGCAGAACACATGCTCGTCGGGATGGATGTAATCAGCATGGGCAGACTCGTGATGGACTTCAAACGCCATATTTATCGTCTTTACTGGGCGTGATAACGCTGCGAGATGTTAGGCAAGTTATGCCATTTCTCTCCACTGCAGCTGGCTGATCACACAAAATTTGCTCAGGGACGAAATTAATGAAGGGGGGTTGCTGGGTCCGAATCAAACGCTCTTCCATGGCACGCAAACGTTCGTCCAAGCTTGCAACCACTGCTCTTGCTTCATAAGCTATCATTTAGCCTCCACTGCATTCACCGCGTAATGCCATTATTTTTGTGTCTAAGGATCAGGCGGGTCCGGTTTAGCCAGGGCCCGCCGAAAACGATGATCTCCGACGGCCGCGCGTACATGTGATGCAGCATGAATGGGCCGGGCCCATGGACGCCACTTTCTTCGCCGGGTAGCGCCACATCAGTGCCGAGGTAAATCCCCGCATGGTTCGGGTGCTTGGTGCGCCCAATGTCCATAACGATCATGTCGCCACGCTGCGGGGTTCCGACACGCTCGAAGCCTGCCGCTTCATAAGCCTGCTCGTACAGGCTCGGACCATCGGCCTGTTCCCACCACCCGTCCTCGCGCTTGAAGGCCTCAAACTCCAACCCCCATTCCCGCTTGTACCAGTCTGCACAGACCTGCCAGCAATCCCAGGCGCCGTGCACGAACGGCCGGCCCAGCAACGGCGTATTGCCAGCGGGTGTGATGGTCCGCAGGTCACCCTCGGGCCAAGACAGGATGTGCCAGGGCAGTTCGGTCGCTTCACACATGGCCAGGTCTCGCGGTGAAGGCCGGCTGGTGGCATCGGGATGCGAGTGCACAATACCGATGATCTCGCCCAAGTCCTCAGCTACGGCGTAGTCTTCCGGCTCAAGCCGAAACTCTTCACCCGGATCGACGGCGATGTTCCGACACGGCATGTACCGTTGCTTTCGCCCCACCGAGATAATCAAGCCGCAGCATTCCCGAGGATACTCAGCAACCGCGTGTACCCGAATGCTTTCCAAAATGTACTTCAGCATGATCAGCTCCGTGCGATCAGGGAGACGGCCGGGTAACCGCCAAAGGGAAGTTCGTTGCCTACGCCAAAGCGCGGCTCGCAGCCCTTGCCTAGGGTCGCGTCACAGGCGTCCAGTTCCGGGTTATCGGTGAGGTTCCCATCCCTGTCTCGGTAGGGCCCCGTGTAGCCACAGTTCGGCCCACGGTAGCCGCCGGTGAGGCACCAATGGCAGAGAGTCGTCATCTGGCGACCTATTGACTCCCCGCCCACGTCGCCAGGACTGGCGAGCTCCCAGGTCACCGTCTCGCCGTCTTCGTTCGTTTTCTGATCGATATACCAGACCTCGATGGACTCCTGAGTGGGGTCTGCATCTGCGTTGCCCGATTCGAAGTTCACCGAGTCCAGGTACCGGCCCAGGGTATGCCGCATGGTCAGCTTGAACTCGAGCAGATCCTCGAAGGCGAGGCAAAGCGCAGTAATGCGCCCGTTTACGTTGCCCACCGACAGCGTCGGCCTGATGGCCGTGCCGTCGCCATTGGCCTCGATGCCATCGATCTGCATCGGCCAAGCGCCGTACTCCTGGCCTTGCCACCAGATTGCCTTGGCCGGCAGCTGGTCAGCATCCGCGCCAGCCGCCAGTATCTCGACCGACGTGTGCGGGATGGAATGGCCATGAAACCGAAGCACGTCCGCCCCGAAGTCGGAACCGTCGAGCTCGAACAACAGGATCTCGCTGCCAGGCTCCAGCGCCTGGATGTCGCTGATCAGCGGCATGAAACTCCCTACGGCATAAATGATTGGGTGAAAGTGCTGGTGAGAGTGAAGAAGCCCGCACCTTTTGGAGTTACTGCTGGAGCCGATGCTCGATAAAACCCGACGCCTGACAGCGGCGGGGTCCACAGGAACGACTTGTACCCGCCATGCCGATCAAGAAAGGCCTTGACCAGCAGCGCATCGGCCTCTTTCACGACGAGGCTTAACGACCATGTATTGACGATGTTGTTTATTCCATCGCCAACCACCTGCTCGTACCCATCGCCGAATTTCGAGGATCGAGTGCGGTATTCCGGCGTGCTGCTGGAATCAACCCTTGCGCACCAGGTAAACGTTTCAACGGCCATTGATTGCCTTCCAAATTGCGCCACCTGGCCTCAGTTCTTCTGCAATCGCTTGCTGGCTGCCGCGCTTTGCAGTGTCGGCGTATGCCTTCGCAACTGCAGCGGTGTCTTGCATGGACGAAGAGTCACTTTCAGCGGTGCCTAAGGTGAAAGATTGCTGGATGACAACCTGGTTGCTGCCTGAAGCGGTGCCAGGTGCCTGCGAGCCGCTGGACAAACCAACGTACCCACCATCCGCATACCCTCGCTTGTTCAACCTGATGAGGTAATCGCGCATTCCCGGCTGCTGAACGACTTCCTTGCGCAACACGAACTCGCCGCCGTGCACCACACCCGCCGGCTCATACTTGCCGCCATCGCCGGTGTACCCACCATCCGAATAACCGCTGGACGAAAGCCAGCTCTGATAGGCAGAACCGGTATATCCAGCCTGAGTGGAGCCGGTCGAGCCGCTACCGAAATAAGCACTGGCGGCCGTCGTGGCGACTCCGAATAGAGCACTCAAGCCCGCCGAGGAAGCCTGCCGAATTTCGATGCGAGCCAAGTCCGCCAAGATGGACTTGGCAAGATCGCTGAAGGACCCTTTCCCGGTGGTTACGAAAGTAGTGAGCGCGTCCTCCATTCCGCTGAAGGCATTCGAGAACAGGCTTCTGGTCTGCCCGGCCACGTCCTTTGCGCTCTGCAGATAATCCTGATAAGCCGCCGAAGCGCCGTTGGTCCAATCCGATTGGGCCTTGTCGACATCAACGTAATACTGTCGCTGCATCGTCAAACGCTGATCCAGCGCGCTACGTAACGCAGTCGTCTCCTTGTTGTACAGCTCGGTGCTGAACTGGTCCTTATTGCTCTTGTTATAGTCGGAGGTCAGCTTGTCCTGCTGGCTCTGGTACGACTGTTGTATGCTCAGCTGCTCCTGCAGGCGCTGTTTCTGCTGATCGCCCATGCCGGCGCCGGCGAGGCTGTTATCGAGGCCCTGTTGGGCACCAGCGAGCTGGGCCTGCAGGTTCGTTTCGAATGCCGCGAGCTTTTTTGCCTGGTCAAGGGAGCGCTGCTTGAGCGTGTTCTCTGTCTCGAGAGCGGCATTTCGCTTGAGCTGGGCGGTGTACAGATCGGCACTGGCCAGCAGCGATTTCTGGTCAGCCGTGAGCGTCTTTTTGGCCTTGATATCGGCAAGCTGCTGCTCCCACTCGATCAGCTTCTTGGCGCTCTCACCGAGTCGCTGTGTGCCAGCGTCCTGACTGCCGATGAGCTGGCTCTGCTGCTGTAGCACCGCGTATTGCTTGCGGGCATCGTCCAGGGCCCTGGTTCCGGCATCTTCGGTGTATGCCTTCGTCGCCTTTGGCTTGTGACTGTCGTCGTACTTGGCCTGAATATCCCCGACAACCTTGTCAATTTCAGCCTGCGACTTCCCGGCCGCTACACCGAGGTTTCGAGCATTGGTAATGTCCTGAGCCAGTTTTTTCTGGTCCGAAAGCTCTTTTATGGAAAGGGCATTCCACTTGCTTTCATTCTCGATGCGCTTCTGATTTTTCTGATCTTCTTCAGCGGCGGCGGTCGCCCTTCCCTGGCTAACGGCCAGCCCGGTTTTGAGCAGAGTCAGCCGGTGCTCTAGGGCCTTGTTAGAATCGTCGTTGTCTCCATTCGCAAGCCCCAAAGCACTGCTGAGCTTGCTCAGACCCGTCGATATCGTCCCGCTAACCCCTCCTTCACTCCGGGTTTTCAGGATGCGCTCGATAATCTCGATTTCCTTGGACGAATCAGGAAATAGCTCGCCCTTAATATATGAATAGGCGTTGCTGGTAGCCTTGCCAATGGCGATCCAGTCGCGCTCGATATCGGACAGTGAATCTCGATAGCGCTTCAACCTTTCCTGGGCATTCGTGTTAATCGCCTCACTCAGCGCATCCAGCGCTTGCTGGCTTTTGCCTTGAGCTTCCAGCGCATGAATGGTGTCGTACTGAGCGCTGGTGACCAGACCATATTGCGCACTGATTTTTTCAGCGGCCTTGGTAGCGTTGTCGCCCAAACCGCCCAGAGACTTCGCCACATCACCCGCTGCCTGACCAGAAAACTCTCCGATTGAGGAGGCCGCCTGCGCCAAGTTGATGAACTGGGTCTGGCTCAAATGACTCGATGCCGCCAGGGCGATCACGGCATCATTGGCACCAGAGATGCTGCCAGAGATGGCTGCTGCGCTTTTGGCCACAGCAGTCAGGCTGTCAACCGTCTGGCCAGAGTTGGCCGAGCCTGAAAACAGCGATTTATTGAACGCCGATATCTGCTTCTCGGTGTCGTAATAGACCGCGCCCAGCGCTACGCCGGCGGCGGCCGCAACCGTGAACGGATTCACCAACCCCAGCACATACCCGCCCAAGGCTTTCGCCGCCGGGCCGATGCCGCCGAACATATCCTTTAGTTGTCCGCCCTGCTGCAGGAAAACCGTCAGGGGGCTCTGGCCGGCTTGGAGCGAGACGGCAATATCAGTGAACTGGGCCGGCACGTTGCGCAGGGCAGCGGCGTAGGCCTTGGCCGACATACCACCCTTTTGCATGACCGTATCGACCTTCGCGAGCGAGGCTCGCTGTGCGTCGAGCTTCGATAGGTAGTCGGAGAAATCCGTTTCATCCAGCCGACCAGCTGCGCGGTGCTTGCGTAGCTGCTCCTCCATCTTGTCGAGCTTACCGTAGGCCGCTACCACCGGATCGATCTGACCAACCAGCTTGTCGAGCTGGGTGGCCTGGTAGGCGGCCTCCTTGGTAGCCGACTTCAGCGATCGCTGTGCCCGGTCCATCCCTTTCTCGAAGCCACCGGTGTTGGCGATCAGGTCGACCGTTAACGTGCCCAGATTATCGCCAGCCATAACTCACCTTTTCGCCGCCTTGAGCAGCCGCATAATGTCCATCCCCATCGCCTGCGCATCCTGCACAGGCTCCGGAGCAGGTTCCCGATCGGGTAGAAAGTCCGAAAACTCGGCCTTGCCACCAAAGCCGCGATTGAAAATGGTGGCCAACAACGCAATCCCCTGCTCGATCCGGACGCCCAGATTGAGCGTGCCCGTCTGGCGCACGTAGGCGCGCCAGGACAGGAACTCGGGGTAACTCATATTGGCCTTCGCTTCCTCGACCGTTCGCCCGCCGATGCCGTTGAGCGCAAGCTCATGCCAGAACTCATCGTCGGGCGTTACTTTTTTTCCGCGTCTTCCTCGCGCAGGCCGTTGGCCTCGGAGATAGCCGACAGAAGCGCGATGGTCAGCTCGGCGGTGATGCCGTCATGGCCCAGAGCCGGAGAGCCGCGCACGTGGTCAACGGTGAAAACCGGCGAACCGTCCTCTTTGCAGATGCAGGAGGCAATACGGTTGGCGGTCCAATCAGCGCCCTGTGCTTGCTGCTCCCAGCGGCTTGTGATCGCGGTGAATGAATCCTTGCGCACATGGACGTAGGCTTTGTGGGCCTTGCCGTCGGAATGCCAGATGATTTCCTTCTTGACCGGCGCACCGACGAACCCGCCGCCAGCTTGGAGCGATTCAATGCTCAGTTGTTGGCTCATGGCTTACGCGGCCTCCGCAGGGATCAGCGCTGGATCGCCGGACACCTGAATGCCCACGGTGGACTTGACCACGTCGTTCAGGCCAAAGGTGAACGGAAAACTGTTCATGTAGCCGTCGAATGTGATCCAGCTGCGAGTTGTCGGAAGTACAAAGTCACGCACGCCATCCGCGCCAGCAGTGACCTCGATGGTAGGCGGAACACCCAGGTTTTCAGCGTCGCGGGGACCATCGGAAAGGCCGACCGCCCACTGGAGCGTGGTGCCGGCAGTTTTCAGCTGATGCAAGCGAATGTGCGCGGGGTTGGCGGTATCGATGTTAATGCCAAACGACGCCGAACCTGGGGTAGCCAGGCCGGCTTCATAGGTGCGTGCTTTCGACGTGAAACAGGTGGTCTCGATCTGGTCGATAGAGGTATCGATGCCGTCCAGGGAGGTGAAGCAGCCGACGTTGATCAGCGAGAAGTCAGCGGGGTCGATGGCGTACAGCTCGGTACCTTGAGTTTTCAATTTTAACTCCCTGATTTTCCTAGAAAATCACAATTAGCGGGCATAAAAAACCCGCCGAAGCGGGTGTGGTTTTCAGGTGCAGCATCTACAGGTCGACAAGCCATCCGGCGTCGAAGCTTTTGCGGTAATTCTTGGTGGCTGTATCGCGGGAATCCGGATTGAAGCCCGTGATATAGCAGTACGGCCCGACCGCCCTACGGATCGCCATCGCGACCTGCTCGGCAGAAGAGGCGGTATCGGCATACACATCGATCTGCAAGCCGTAGCGATCAGTCGCAGGCTGGCCAATCACAAAGTTGAGCGGGGACCCGCTGACCACTTGCCACACTGCGTAGGGCTTAGCGACACCCTGCGGCGCCTCGCCAAACGGATACAACCGCGTTGGGCTAACACCGAGCAGCGCCGTCACACCTGGCGCAGCAGCGCACACCTTGAAAATCGGTGCAGCCATCAATTCACCCCCAACTTGAGCAACTGAAACTTCGCAGAGCTCAAAAATTCCTTGAATACGGCCTCTCGGTTGTTGGCCAAGGCCGGCCGCAACATCGGCTGAGCGCGTGCAAACTCGGTGCCGAGCTCAACCCACCACCAATAGAACGTGTTGCCGCCACGCTGGCCTGCGCGGGTCTTGCGCACGCCCACCGATACGATCGCGGCACCAAGTTCTGCGCCCTGGGCCTTCTGTTCAACCATGGCGATGTTTTTTGGCAGGTAGTTGCTGGTTTCTGGGTCGTCCACACGGGACGCCCGGTCCTGAGCATCCTTCAGCACGATGCCCATGGCATCCTTGGCAGCCGGCACCGCGACCTGGCTACGCACGCCCTGGCTGAGCTCACGAAACTTCGCCGATAACGAATCGGCGCCGGTGAGCTTGTAGGAAACGAAATCAGCCATTGCTCACCCCCTTGGCAACGAGGATTGTCAGATATTCCAGGCCAGATTCAGGATCAGGCAATGCCGGCCCCTTCATCTCGTACACTTCACCACGGTGAATGATGCGCATGGTTGGTAGAACACCAGTTCGATAACGGATCCCGATCCGGGCAGTCGCTTCTGATTGAGCGGCCTGGGCGGCGAAAAGATCGCGAGCGCTGAGCGGCTCAAACCAGGCAGGAACACTTTCCCAGACTGCGATCCACCCCGGCGTCAGTTCTCCCGTTTCAGGATCCTGCGCTAGGTCTGGCGACTGAAACTCCACACGATGACGCAGTTTCCCAGATCTCATCAGATCCCCCAGCCCACCCGGTAGGGCGTCAGCAGCGAGCGTGAACCCAGCGGAAGCTCGCTCGAAATTGTCCCAATGACGACATCCTCGCGGTTTTCGAACAGCGAGCCCAATATCAGCAGGCAGGCGGCCCGTACCGACGGGTTAATAACTATTGGGGACTTCCCACCAACCCCGGCCGCAATCGCCGAGGCAAGCGCATCCGCATCGGAGTAGAAAGACCGATTCATGAACTGCGCAGCGCTATCCTCCGCAGCCTCAAGCAGAAACTGCACGTTCGCACGGTCTTCTTCCTCGGCGCGTAAATGCTGCATGGCATCGTCCATGTTGATCGCGGTCATGGCCTACGCCTTTGGTTTTTTGTCGGTTGCCAGACCAGCAGCAATCAGCGAAATCGCATCGTGCTTCGGCGAGAGATAGCCCGCGCCGCCGCGGCGGCGAACTTCTTTACCGTCCAGATAGCTGCGCAGCGGGAAGATCATGATCGAGTTACCCGATGCTTCCACCTTCGCGGAAGCGACGGAGTTCGCATCGACAACGGCAGCGGCGGTATCAGCTAGGACAGCATTTGGTGCGGCGGCATCCGAAGCTGCGGTGTTACCAGGGCTGTTTTGAGCGGTATCGCCGGCAGTAGTGGGGGCACCTGCGGCGGGTGCGGCTAAAGCCGTATCCACTGCGGTATCACCGTTTTTTTCGGATGCAGTTGAAGTGGTACGCGCCATTTCGATATCTCCTAAACGAGAAAGGCCACCGCTCGGTGGCCTTTTGACTGGGGATCAAGCGTTGGTCAGATCGCCGGTGACGAAGGCTTCTGGGCGGTACACAGCAAACGCCAAACGCTCTTCCGCGCGAATGGTGACCATGTTGTTCTCGAAGTCTTTGTCGTTTTCGGTCGAGATGAGTACCTCGATACCCATGCGGTCGAAGATCTGGGCAGCCAGGTTGAATGCACCGACCAGGAACTGGTCCTGAACGATGGCCTGAGTCTCGACCACCGGCAGGTTCCACAGACGCGGAGCAGTACCATCCTGGGGTTTGCCGATGATGTAGCGGCCCTCGCCGTCCTTCAGAAGCTCGATGGCCGCCCAGTCAATCGGGTTGAGAACCACGCCCGTCGATGGGAACTCAGCCAGGGTTGCTTGCAGGAGTGCCAGGCGGATGCGGTCGATGCGCTGCTCGGCTGCCACGGTGATGCCGGCCGGCGCAGCGTAGGCCTGGGCCTGCGGGATGATGCCGTTCAGGTTGTTGCCAGTGCCGTTGCCGTAGAGCAACTGGGCTTCTTCAGCCAGGAGCAGGCCATAGCGCGCCCGGGCGTCGATATAGCTTTGCAGCGCGGCGGCATCGTCCAGAATCTGGCGGCTACCCTTGAACAGGTGAGCGATGGTGCGCACGTTCGCGTTTTCAAGCGCGAAGGTTAGATCGCTGTACGGCTTGGCCAGGCCTTCACCGACGATCGCGGCGTTGTTGGTAAAGCCGGTCTCGCGGACATACTCAACCGCGTTGCTGCCGGTGGTACCCGGCGCGACTAGGTCGCGGATGGTCAGGCGACGCTGCGGCGCCAGGATCACACCGACGCGGTCGGGGGCGACCAGAGCGCCACCAGTGGCGGTGGTGATGGCGGCGCGCGGAACCTCAACGCGCCGCGAACCGCGGAACGAACTGGTCACACCCTCTTCGGTCATCTTGGCGGCGACCAGGTGACCCGCGGACTGCTGAACTTCTGGCTCGTGTTGCTTGCCAGCATTGACCAGCTTCTGCTCGGCCTCGCCGACACGGGCTTGCAACTCGCCCTGCTTGAGCAGCAGCTCGTCGACTTTGGCGCGAGTTTCGGCCTGCATTTCACCAGAGGCTTTGATTTCCTTCTCGGTGCGCTCAGCATAGGTTTTGATTTGATCACCGACCGCTTTTAGGTCGGCCTGAGTTTGCTTCTGGGAAGCTTCGATTTGAGCGTAATCCGGAGCTGGCATTTTTTGGTCCTTTCAGAAATGAAAAAACCGCCACAGGGGCGGTAGGTAATCGGTTGCGGTTACAGCCGTTCAGCAGCTCGGGAACAAACTTCGAAGCGCTGACGCCTGGTTTGCGGTTTCTTCAAACGCGGATACATCAAGGGCAGCGCTAGGCATGCCCGGCACGACAGCGCGAAGCGTGTCGCCGCCAGCAGCGCTAGACGTGCTGGTCTTGATTTCGGAAATGAGTTTGCGTCGCTCGCTGCGAGGCATGCCGGACTTCGCCAGCGCCGCGTCGAGCTTGCGAGCTGAATGGGCCTGCGCGCCCACCTCGCTCGGCGCTTGTTCAACCTCGGACGCCGAGATCAGACCTGTAGCGAAGCCCTTCTCGACGGCATTCGATCCGTTCATGTAGGTCTCGGCGTCGAGCATTTTCTCCACCGCCGCTTCATCTTGTCCGCTGGTGTCTGCGTACAAGCTGATCATGGCACGGTCGAACTCTTCCATCGTGTCGGCGAGTTCGCGGATAGCATGTCGATTGCCCGCGAAATACGTCCAGCAGTTATGGATCATCAGGAACGCGGTCTTGGCAACTTCGCGTCTAGCGCCCGCCATTGCGATGACGGATGCCGCCGAAGCGGCCAGACCAAGGACCTTGATGGTGACCTCCTGCGAGTGCTCGAGCAGGCGGTTGTAAATCGCGATGCCTTCGAACATGTCGCCGCCTGGCGAGTTGATGTAAACGGTGACCGGCTTGTCCCCGATGGCCCGCAGCGCGGCGTCGACGCGCTTGAGGGTGACGCCCTCGCCGAACCAGTCCTCACCGATAATGCCGTACATGGTGATGGTGTCGGTGCCGGCTTCAAGCTCGGCGCGCAGGTCCGGGTTCCAAAGATCGAGCGCCCGCGGGCTTAACTCACATTTGAAGCTGCGGGCATTGATGTTCAGCGGCATGGTTACTCCTGAGCCTGGCCAAGCCAGTTTTTCAAAGCGGCCTGAGCGGCCTGGCCATCGGTGGATTCGCCCAGCTTGTCGATTGGGGTCAGATTCGTCTGTACGGTGAGCACGCCGGCGTTGCCGCCATGGCGCGGCAGGTTCTCTTTCACCCGGCATTCGTCGCGGGTCATGATCCCGTTTTGCGTCATCTGGCTATACCAGGCTGAGCGCCCAGCGGTGTCTGCCTTCAGGAACGCTTCAAGGGAGAACTCGGCGTAATACGAAACACGATCTGCAGGGGTGAGCAGACGTTTGTTCACGCACTGCTGGATCTGGTTCGTGATCGAGCTGATGCTGAAGGTCAGGAAGGCAATCATTTGCTGTTCCAGGCCTGTCCCCCAGTTGCTGCCTGCATCCGTCTTTCCCACCATCCAAGGCGGTACCCCGAACCAGCGGCAAACCTCCTCGACGCTGTAGCCCCTGGACTCAAGCAGTTGGGCGTCCACCGGGTTAATCCCGATCGACTCTGGCGTAATGCCCTGCTCAAGCACCGGCGAGCGGCCAGCGTTCAAAGCCCCAGAAACCTGCTTTACGTAGTCCCGAAACTCTTCACGCTGCTCGGGTTTCAACACCCGATCGACCTTGAAAGCCACCGCAGGAAGCAACCCGTTCTTAAACGTGCCGTTCGCAGCATCATCGGCGGACATCGCCGCACCGAAAACGTCGGCCCCGTAGCGAATGGCCGAGAGCCCCACCCTTCCGTCCAGGCTGAACGCCGGAATATGCAGCATGTCTTGGCGCAAAATTGGGCGACGCGGGCCTTTCCGGGGCCGGTACCAATAGGCAACCCGGCCATCAGCGTCCAGGTCCATTTCCACTCGGCTGGGCAGCAAAAAATCGAGCGCTACAATCCGGCCACCAATGCGGAGAATCTCCGCGAAGGCGTTACCGCGAAGCAGCATCGCCGCCACCATGGCCTGCCAAAACTGGAAGGCTGTCATGTCCTCGTTGGGGCTGGTGTGGACGATGTCGTAGAGGCCGAAGTCCCGAGCATCCTTGCGGCCACCGTCCGCCTCTCGCCGATAGACCCCCATCGGCAAACCCGCTACCGACGTCGAGATAATCCGCACGCACGACCAGACGGCCGATAGCTGCATGGCGTTATCGACGGTCACCGTTTTTCCCGAGCTGGACTGGCCACCCAGGAACTGGCTCCAGAAGCCGCCATCCCCAAGGCCTATCGACTGGCCCAGCCACTCGTTCAGCGTTTGGCCCAGTGACGCACTCGGCTTGCGGGCCGCGCGCCCCAACACGGCCGATAATGATTTAGTCACTGATCAGCCCCTTGCGCATGAATCCAGCCATGAGAAGTAGCGCTGCACCGCCGGCGATGAGGGCCCAGCCGGGCCCCTTCAAGACGTAGACGCCAGCGACTGCTGAAGCGAACCCACACACGGCGAGTAGCACGAAAATAATCAATGGGTTCATACGATGATCGGGTTCCTGATGGCAGCCATGAAATCATCGTTGCCCCGGCCTTCGGGGTTCAGCGAAATCAGGGTCACCGCGTTAAATAGCGCCATCAAGGGGTCAATCTTGGCCGACCCGCTGGCTTGTTTGGTGATCAGGATCGAGTTCGCGCGCGGCTCAACCTTTGCGTTGCCGACGCACCAGGACATCATGGGCTGGCCGCCGTGCTTCATCCCGCCTTCGGCCAGCTTTCGTTCGGCGGTCTTGATTGCGCCGCCGAGTTTCCAGCCCTGGCTGATGGCTACGATTTTCTCGGGCGGGATCTCGCGCTCGATCATCGCGTCATAAATCGCGCCGATGCCAACAGGATCGACGCCCACCTTGTCCAGCAAACCGGACTCTTCGATCTGCTCGACGAGGTCGGCCACATCGTTCACGTCATCGCCGATGCGCACCGACAATGTGAGGTTTCCCTGCTTATCGAAGTCATGGAATCGCGGCGCTTCGGCCTTTCGGCGCTCCAGCACCGAGGGGTGCGCCCAGGCATGCGTCCAGATGAGCCAATCACGGGTCCGCTTGTCACGCCCGACCGCGGCGAACCCCAAGAGGTCGTCGAGGCCGCCGCCGTCGATACCGACATCAATCACCTCAGACATCGAGATCAGCATTTCCAGGGTCAGCACCGGCACCGCCGCCGCAGCCCAGAAATCGGCACCGGCCCAGCGATCCGATCGAAGCGCCAGGCCAATCTCAACGTTCAGGTGCTTCGACATGAAGCCAAGCACCTCGGCCTCACCAGCTTCCTCGGCCTTCTTCATTTCCCGAATCAGGAACTTCTCACTGACCGAGTACCCCATGTTGGGGTTGGTGATGTAGAAGTTTTCCGGGTTCCGATGCTCGTCAGCCTTGAGGATCCGATCTGGAAACTCGTAGATCACGGGCAGGAAGTTCGGGTCGATGATCGTCCCGTCGCGAACGCCCCGCGCATACTGCAGCTTCTCGCGGAATACACCTGCCGGCGGTTGGTCCGACTGGGTGGTCAAGTAGATGACAAACCCTTCCGGCCTCGATGCCAATCCCCCCGTGGCTTCCCGTAGCATATTGGCTGCATGCGGGTTCTTGCCGAACAGGTGGAGTTCGTCCACCAGAACTACGGCAGCCTTCTTGCCGCCGACTGTATTCTGGTCAGCCGCTACAACTTTCAGTGTTGCGCCTGACTCGCGGTGCGTGATCGTGCGGACGTGGTCCTGAACGTGAAGAAGAGCTGACAGCTCTTCGTCATGCTTGACCATGTCGCGGGCCGGAGCATATGCGTTGTTGGCCACCTCAATCGTCGGAGCCAGGATGATGAACTCGGCGGACTGACGCCAGTTGCGGATGAGGACCGTAAGCATGATCGCCGCGGCAATAGTGCTCTTTGCGTTCTTCTTGCTGATGAGCAGGAAGAACTCCTGGATCAACCGCTCGCCGGTGCTGGCGTTGTACGCGCCGAAGATGGCCCCGGCCAGATCAGAGATCCAAGGCGCACAGGATTCACCAATCAGAGGGCTACCAGGTGCATCCACAATCCGCAGGTCGTTCAGCACCTGGAGGCAAGCTTCCGCCTCGTCCGGGAACAGGGGTGGAAAAGGTACCAACGATCGTCGGTTGACGATGCGCGACTCCCAGTCCCGGCACGAGGTGTCCCAAACTGGTTCGCTCAATTCTTTCACCGCTTATGATGGATTGGAGTGGCGACTAATCGCCCTGCTCTTGGCCCTGCTCCATATGGAAGTAGGGCATCAAGGCCTGTGCTGCTTCGATCCGGATATCCGTGGGTGCTGCCTGGTCGTTCATGACTGCCAATAAGAAATCCTTCGGGTCCTTGAATGGGCCGGCCAGCGAAAAATGCTCAACTTCTCGCTCGCTCATTCATTTCACCGATCGCAAATGTGAAGGCGGCGGAGGCGCTGCGCCGAACTTGCCCGCGCCCGCCTTCTTGGCGGCGTCCTGACGTTCTTCCTTCTTTCCCCCCTCGCCTTTTCGAGCGTGCAGGAACGGCATGAGCGCTTTCGCGGCATCACGCCGGTCTTTTCGATCAAGTGTTGGGTCATTCATGTCGTCGAGCAGATAGTCTTTCGGATCGGTATAGACCCGGCCGAAGCCTTCCTCGGCCGCCTGCTGTTGAAGGGGCTCCGGGGCCTGACGAAGCGTCTTCGGAATGTAATCGTCAGCAGGCTTCGCCTCGAGCGGAGCGGCCCTGGCGCGGGCAGGTTTAACATCCGGATTAACATCAGCTTTAACATTGCCTGCGATCGGGAAAAGTGCGTTCAGCTTGTGAAGCTCACGAACAACGTCGGCGTCCTTTGCCAGCCTGGAGCCAGCGGCGGACGCAGTCTTCGGCGAGCAGCCGGCGGCAATCGCGGCCTCTTTGTTGGACGCACCGTCCCTCACGGCGACGATGAAAGCTCGCTTCTTGGAGGTGAGTGCCATGTTTAACAAAAATCCTGTGAGGGGAAAAAATCTGCGCGTGCGGTCGGGGGCGGTGTCCGTAGCAAAAGGTCACAAGGTTTCGACCCGCCCCTGGGGCACTGACGTGCCGCAACAGACCACTGCGCACCCGACGAATGAAGCACGCCATCGACGTGTATCAGCCTCGGCCGCAACCTATCGCCGACTCGGAGGCCGTCTTCACCTTGTGGCATGGTATGCAGATGGCCTGGAGATTCTCATCGTCATCGCTGCCACCCTGAGCACGGTTGACGATGTGATCGACCTCGAGAGCCGTCGTGACCTGACCACAGACTTGGCAGGTGTACTTATCTCGAAGAAGGATGGCCCCCCGTTTACGACGCCAAGGGCGGCCACCGCGACCGGATCCCCAGCCATTCCCATCGGATACCTCGGCAATGCTGGCCAGTGCGCGACCTTCAACCGAGTTGAACCTGGGCTTGAGCGTGATCAGACGGGCCATTCCTCACTCCCCAGCCGAAATTTTGCGCTCGGCCCAACGCTTGCCAAGCTGGCGAACCTGCTCGACGCCGAGAACGCCAATAAAACCGGCAGTAGCGAACGACCAGGCAATGCTTAGGCCGAACTCTTTGACCGTCAGCCCGACGACCATCACGATCAGAGCGCCGAGGCTAGCTTCAATGAGCTTGCGGGCAGGGCTTGTTTCCTTGCCGTCATACTGAACCCGTAGCCAGGTCAGGATGAACGTCAGGCCCATGGCCAATCCATTTTCCTTCAGGGCAAGCAGGACCAGCACCCAGAACGAAGGGTCTTTGTCGGGCATGGGATTCATCCGGTGTCCTCCCGATCAGGGAGCTGAAAACGAAAAAGCCCCGCACAGTGGCGAGGCTTAAAGGGGTGTAGAAAGCAAAAAGCCCAGCACAATGGCCGGGCTCTCTTTGTGGTGTCGCGCTGAAACAGCTGAACACCGTGCAATAAAAACACAGCTATTCCGCGCGGAAAAGTATTTTTTGACCTTTGCGTGCGAAATTGAGCTCCACTTGATTACCTTTTTGCATTCGATCTGAGCACCGATTGCATCGGATTTTACCAAAACGTTTCGTAACCATGATCGGCACAATCCAAAGCTGCCCATCACCAAGCAATAGTTTTTTCAATTACCAACGTTTAGGCAAGCAATCACTGGCCTTGTCCTGCATTGCTGCGAGTATCCCCGACTCCTGCAAAGTACAAAACGGCATGATGAAATTTGGCTACGTCGCTGAGGCCAGAGCCTTTCACCAGCATCCCACGTCATACCACTTTTTCAAATTGTGAGCACGCTTTGAGGAAAGCACCAATATGTTTGATTACCAAAACCTCACGCAGCTTCACGGCATGTAAAAGTCTAATCACCCGCTCCTTACTTACCTTTATCTTGTATCTGTTTGTTTAGCTGATCAGTTTTCGCCTTAATTACGTCATCGAGTACATTAAGCGCCTTATCAGTGGGCACTTTATCCGGCCCTTCGATAACAGATACAGTGATCGCATTGACAGGCACATCCACTTTACCCTCAGCAATAGTGAAACGAGATGCCAATCCGGTTTTATTGTAGATATTACCGGACAAGAAGCCATGCAAAGGTGTAGAGACTGTAACGTCCGCCAACGAAATCTCTATTGTCAAGTCACGTTTAGCGTGATCAAACACCGCCTTATGCAGTGCGTGAGGATATAACAAAAACGTCGGCTGAAAAATATAAACCTTATTCGCTTTTGGATTATCATCCGTTGAAGCGTAAGAAACCGCAAACTCAGCCATAAATGTCGGATTGCCAGTTAAGTGATCAAGTGGTGACTCTGAGGCTAAACTTGGCGTCCCAGACAGTCTGTAATTACTAAAGTCATCTTTGAGAGTGCTGTCAGATTTGACTATTTTATATTTTTCACTTAGAACCTCGAGAATATCTGACGGGCGTTGATGGCTACTGATTGTTTCCTTTTCAAGTTCTAGCCGCTGCTGAGAAAACGCACCATATATTACTAGCACACACAGCTTACTGTCGGTACCACGCACAAAGGCATTTTCGCCGATTAATGTTTTCGCATCGAGGTGGACGTCCCCATTAAGGTAATTTCTAGCAATGGCTATCTGTTCACCTCCATAAGCCGCTATTTGCTTCACTACTGACCCTAGCGCGGTAACAACTAACGGCGACAAGGTTTCGCCACCATAACTTTCCATCGGGCACTTATCGCTTATTTGGGAATAGGCCCTTAGCTCTTCGATATTCGCTGTTACTGGGATCTTTGAAATATCATACTGCTCAGTATTTACAGTTCTCTCATTCCAGTTGCATCCAGACATAGACAGGGAACTCAAGGCAGTAACAAGCAAAAAGGCTTTAGCTTTCATTTGGAAAACTCCTCCACCAAATCTACCGTAACAGCCAAATTTACGCTCATTGTTTGGCAAACCGCTAAGGTGGCCATTCCTGAATGCACTCCCACTAACTCAGGTGAATTCCCCTTGAGCATATACACAGACGCGCCAGAAAATCCTAAAAGTGAACTGCACGTGTGTCCAAAGCATCCTTTTCTAATCTCATAAGGTATGCAGGCACCGCCTGGTTTTGCCCACATAATCACGGAGTCCAGCCCAGCCCTGTTATTATTTGGTATACTCGTCCCTTCTTCGACCCCTGGAATCAACAACTCAGTACTTGATATTAATTCCTTCAGCACCTCTGGATTTATTTTAACTTCTGAGGGAAACCTCTGGCCGCTCGCTACCGTCACTACCGCTAGATCACAGCCCTTTTCTTTACAAAAATTTACGGTCACTATATTCGAAGGCCCATGCTCTAATATCATCTGATACTTTTGATAATTACCGTATGCCTGCTCAAAACAGTGCCGAGCCGTCAACCATTTTCCATGACCCAGACTCGTAGCCATGCACTTGTGCACGCCATTTCTTGTGAGAGATGTAATTTGTGCTGCGATTTTCATATAGGCCGTGCCTTCGGGCGAGCCTCGTACTTCTGAATACTTAACAAAACATGAATCTACATATTTGCGCTGTTCCTCAGGCAGACTCCTAATGGATACCTTGCCTCCTTTACAGTTTGTTTCGCTCACTTCTTTGGAGATATTGTTAAAAAAATCCTCAGGGAACAGTTCGTCTGCTGCTGGATTATAATAATTTTTGAATGTGTGACCTTCAAGCACTCCGATATTTAGCTTTCCGTAGGATTGATAGGGCCGATTTATATTATTAAAGAGCACGCCCCCCCCGCAGCCAACCCCAACCACTCCAATTAACGTAAGCGTTGCGATTTTTTTCACGGCTTCCGACCCTCTTGTTACATTGGGTGTAGCTCAGAGAAGCTTCCGTGTCAAGCATCAAATAAAATACCCTTATCCTATACTTACTTTCTCACAACATATTGAATTTATGGTTTTTTGTTCAAGGGGGCGCGTCTCCCAATTGCTAGCGTGGAACCTGAAGGAGTTGTTAACCAAACGCTCTTAAAATTTGGAAGCATGAAAATTTGCAGGAGACATGCATGAGCGGTGTAATGCGCATCTGGCCCCCAGCGCAAATTGAATCTGGCTAACTCCTACTACCCGCTAGCAGCTTTGGATAGCAGCCACTCGGTTGCAAACCCTTCCGTTGCTCCCGCCCCCCAAGCTGCAGACCCGCTGACCCAATGGTCTCCTAATTTGCATACAACGGTAAACGCACGTTTCCTGTCGGTCATGGCCACGAAGTGTGCTGGTCAAGTCCGACGCAAATAACTAGTCAGGTCGTATGCAAACGGGTGGGCATGTCTGTGCAATTATCCAACTTTCGAGATACTTGTCACTTCCAAGGATCGGGCAATAGAACTTCACACCCACCTTCATCTAACTCCATGCTCAGTACTGAGCCCAGAGTATCCGCGACGGACTGCCAGTGAGCTGCCCTAGCCTTCCGCAAAGCTACATCCTCCCACCCTGACCGCTCCGCCAAAAGTGCTGCTCTAGCCTCTGACGCCGCCCTGCGGCATGAAATGTCATAGGCCGCGAGAAGCTGTCGAATTCTTGCAGAATCTGGCCACTCTTGGTCAGCTTCGAAAAATTGAATCGCGTACGCGTGGGAATAGTCCTTTATAGAAAGACCGCTCATGAATGTGACCTCCTGTCTGATTACCAACCTCGGCCGGTGGGAATGAGGACCACCCGCCGTTATCAACAAGAAATACTAGTCAAAAATAATCATGCTGCCTCACGCATCTCCGCCACAGCGCAGTCAATCCAGGCAGCCCCAGCTCTTGCCAACTCCCTCGCCTTGCCTTCGCTGATGCCATAGTGCTTGCCCACTCGCACCATTGGCCATTTGGAACCGTAGTACAGCCAGATAATGTCGCCCATTTGCTGATCCCGATGTGCGAGCTTGGCCACGGCATTGTCGATGGCCATCGCCCAGTCGTCAGTGATGCAGTAGTTCTTGCTGGCGGACGGCTGCGGCATAGCCTGGCGCATCAGCGCAAATGTAGGTGACGTGTAGATGGGCACGCCCGCCCCATCCATCCGCCACCAGCCCCATTGCTCCAGCAAGTACTCGGTATCCCCCAACGGTCGACCTGCCGGCTTACGAATCATCATGCTCTCAATCCCCTGTGTAATTTGTGCCGCCCGCCCCCAGGCGGTTCGCTTGTTCGTAATGTCGCTGTGGCCCGACTACTTTGACCGGGCTCTTCAGCGCTGCAATTTCACGTTGCGCCTGTTGCAACTTAAAGCTCAATTGGGTGACCAACTCGTCAGATGAAAGCACCAACCTACTGCCCGGAACAACCCAACCTGAACCATTGCAATCGGCGCATACCAACTCATAAAACACCCCCTGCACTACCGCTTTTCCCTCACAGGTTGAGCAATGCTCCAGGTCGATCTGTTGCTTCCTAAAGCCATGGCCCTGCCCTTTCTGCATGTTTTAAAACCTCGCCTATGGTTGATTCTTGGATAGCCTCATAGCCCTTATGCGGCGTGGCTTGCGGCTGAATGCTGGACTCTTTGTTTTCGACTCCCTCCAACCCGTGAATGACGGCAAATCCCTTGGCGTCTAAATGGGCGTGCCACTTCTCCAGGGCTTCGCGCTTGCGGGCTTCCACAGTGGTGTGGATATAGGCCTGCACGTTGTGACCCATGGCATGGTTGATCAGCATCTCGCCAATCAGGAAGTCGATGCCCAGGTCTGCCCATCCGGTGCGGGCCAGCTTTCTCAGGTCGTGGCTGGTCCACTCGCCCTGGCCCAACTGCGTGAACACCATACTGGCCTGGCCCTCGCTCATGCCCTTGCCATGGCGCGCCGGGAATAGGTACTGGCCGGTGTAGCCGGCGGTGGCTTGGGCGGCACGGTAGCGGCTCAGCAGCGCACATACCTGCTCGGTCAGTGGCAGCGAATGCTCCACGCGGGTCTTGGTGTGCACCGCAGGAATGTGCCAGGTGCGGTCGGCCAGGCTGGTGTGCGACCAGAGCGCCATGCGAGTTTCGCCAACGCGCGTGCCGTGGCAGAGCATCATCAGCGCCAACATGCCGTGGGCCGGGCGCTGAGCGAACGCTTCAGCCAGTTGCTCGAGCAGTGCTTCCATCTGCAGACCGCGCAGGCGCGCCGACTTGGCCTTGATCTTGGTCTTGGAGAAGTCGCTGAATTTGATGCCGGTCATGGGGTTGGCTGGGATCATGCTGAGGGTATGAGCCTGGCGGCAGGCCAGCACCAGGAGCGCGAAAATCAGCCGGAGGAACTCAAGCGACAAGGTTTCCTGCAATGGCCACATCAGCTTGGTGTCGAGCGTGGCGCGATCGATCTCGGCGAAGGTCAGGCTGCCCACGCGCGGGATCAGGTGACAGGCAATGGCGGACTTGGCCGTGGCCTTCCGCTTGGTCGACAGATGCCGGTCGCGACTCATTCTGTCGCTGTACCAGGTCAACAACTCACCCAAGGTTGTCCATGGGGAAATGGCGGCGTTGGCCTTGGTGTCTGCGGACAGACGCTGCCGAGTCTCCGGTAGGGCCGCCAGTACAGCCTTGGCCGACAGCTCGGGATAGGAGCCGATACGCATCCACTTCTTGCGCACCACCAGGCTCCAGGTTCCGCGTGGGCGGGCCTCGGTGAACCGGAAATACAGACCAGGGTGGCGCGGATCACGCATCAGCACCGCCGAGGGGTCATCCGCACGGCGGCGCAATTCAGCGTCGGAGAAAGCCACGGTCATCGTCACACCACAACCCTCGTCTGGGGCTGGAGCAGGTACGCCCGCAGGCACTCCAGCGCATCGATATGGCCGCGGCACACCACCGCCAGATAGCCCTGGGCGATGAGGGCCTGAATGTATGCGTCCTGGCTCGGCGACACGGCGGCATCGAACGGCGGCATGGCCTTGAACTCGATGTACAGGCCGAAATACCCGCCCCGCGCCATTGGTAGGACCAGGTCAGGCACGCCGGCCTTGACGCCCTGCCCCTTCAGTTTGATCGCCACCAGCTTGTGCCGGTGGCCGCCGTTGGGCACGTGGTAGATAAGTTTGAACGCCTCGGGATAACGCAGCGCCACCTCGGCAAGCAGTGTCGCCTGCTCTTGGCCTTCGCGGTCGGCGGGGCTGGCTCGGGTGGCACGCGCGCCGAAAGATTTCATGGCGGCGGCCTTCATGGCTCCCACCTCAGGCCTGCGGCCTTTATTTTTTTTATTGCAGCTTCACTTGCCCAAAGCGTTTCGGGGTCGTACGGATCAGGCGTGAATGGGAGCTTCACCACCAGCACCGCACGCGAAGCCTGCCAGGCCTCCCACCGAGCCACATATCTTGCGGCCCGGTCTCCAGTACAGCAGCGAACATCGCTGAGAATATAGTCACCAGCGCGGCCAACCTCGGGCTCCCAGCAAATTCCGCTTGGCACTGGAAATCGTTCTTCGAACTGTTTGCGCATTTGCTTTGTGCTCACGACGCCACCTTCACGCCGGCGGCCTCGACGGCTTTGAAGCACGCGTTGCGCATGCGGATAGCTGCCCTATGACCATCCATGTAGCTGTCATCAATTGCTTCTTCCGGCGCCTCTGGTTCAGGGCCGACAGTAGGCAGATGCACCACCGGCACGGCGCGCGATGCCTGCCAGCAGTTCCAGAAGTTCTCGGTCACCGAACTGGCGTAGAGGCCAGACACGGTCCTGTCCAGGTACTGGCTCATGGTCGAATGCTCGGAGGCCCATTCCTCGAATTCTTCCCGCATCTTCGCTTCGTTCACGATGCCACCTTCCCTTCACGAATCAGAATGTCCTGGGTGCGCATGACACCCTCGGCGTGCCACAGCCGGGCCTGTTCTCGCTCACCCTGCCGGTTGCGGCTGTCGATCCAGTCATGACATGCGGAGCAGGCCCAGGCGCCCTGGAAGTCGTTCGGCTTGCAGCCAATGCCGTTAGTGCCGGCCAGGCGGTAATGCGCGAGCACCGTGGTTTCCGGGTTGCGGTTGCAGACACCCGGCACACGCACCTGGCAATCACGACCGCGTGCGGCCTTGGTCAGCTTCGTTTGACGGATGCTCATGCGGTCACCGCCTTGGTTTCGAGTTCGATCAGCAGGTCCAGGAAATGGCGCGCCTTCTGCAGGTCCGCCAGGCCGCCCTTGTCCCGCCACCTGGTGACGTACTTGATCACGCTACCCTCGGCAAAAGGGATGCTGTTGGCATGGATGTACTCGATGGGCTGAATCTTTAGGGACTTGTAGTGGTTGCCGGCCACTTGGGTTTCCAGTGCGCTCACAGGGAAGCCCTCCGGCTACCGAACTTTGAAATCAACAGCTCCCGTGCAGACTTACCGTCCGCCGGTATGCCCTGTTTGGCGATGCGCTCTTGCGCTTCGCGTTCTGCGCGCTCGTTGGCCAGTTCGAGCTCAGTCTTCTGGCTGTCGTGGCCGATACCAACCAGAATCTTGCCGTCCATCGGCAGGCCGGCCTGGACGCGGCGCAACACGATTTGATAGTTGCGCTCGAAGCGCTCGCGAAGCCCTTTGTTCTCCTGCCTGGCAGAGCGCAGGTCGAACAAGCCAGTGGCGTTGGCTGCGGCCTTGACTGCGGGGTGGCTGTAGGTCTCCATCAGCGCCTCCATCCAAGCATCGGCAACAGCCGGCATACCGAAATGCTCAGGGCCAGGCGTACACCATTCGATGAACTGGCCAATGCTCGGCGCGAATGGCGACCCGCTGCGGCGGCACTGCTCAATGCCGAAGCGAACCTGTTCGATCGTGCGAATGCCTGCGTCGACGAAACCCTTGGTCCAGCTCCTGCGGGCAGACTTCAGCGCGTTATCATCGGGCCAGGCCTGCTTGTGCGCCGGGAAGATGGCCTGCAGCTGGCGGAAGATCCTCTCGATGATCTCGCCAGTTTGGTCATCAACCACGCCGAGCGGCTGGGTTGCTGGTGGCAGCGGCTGAGTGCTCTGCAGAGCGCGGGAGGCGCGGGGAATCATCTGGGCAACGTTTTTCATAGGTCGTCACTCGCATCGGTACGCCAGGATTGGTCATTGAAATCAGGTGCTGCGGCTTTCTCGACTTGCTCGCGCTTGATCCACTTGGCAAGGCGATGGGCCCAGCCAGGATTGGTGTCACGGATATTGCTCTTGGCGAGGTAGTAGCCCTTGAATGTGTTGATCACCTTGGCGTCAGCGACATGGCCAGGCATGCCCACGAGGAAGAGCTGGCTGCCAAGCTGATTACCATCCGGCACCCAGTCAGCGAACATGCCGAAGCGCTGGCGGGTTTCAGCTGGCAATTCGGGTTCAGCCAGGGCTTGGCGATCCTGCTCGCAGACCACATCCGAAATCTCGCGCTGCTGCTTTTCGGTTAATTGATGGTTAAGTGATGGATTGGGTGCAGCTGCTGCACCCCGTTCTGCGTTTTCCTGCACCCCGCTCTGCTGTGAGCTGCACCCCGTGCGGTTATCTGCACCCCGTTCTTTGCGGGGTGCAGGATTTGCACCCCGTTTCATCTGGAGGTCATACACAACAGGCCGGCGATCACGACGATCGATATACGCCGCGGCGATTGCCTGGTTGCCCTCGACGATCCAGCCAGAGGCCTCCAGTTCACTTAACTTGAGGCGAATGGTCCGCTCGGAAAGACCGGTGTCTTCGGACAAGGTGTTCGCCGACGGGAAGGCACCACGGCCGTCGCTACCGGCATAGTTGGCAAGGCACAGCAGCACGTGGCGGGCAGCAGGGTTTTCCAGGGCAGCCTTCGGCAGTGCGAGGGCCCAGGTCATGGCTTGAACACTCACTGTGAAGCTCCAATTTTTTCAGCGAGTACGACCAGGCCGCGGCGGGTGACCATCACCTGCTCAACGACCTTCAACTCTTCGGATTCGTTATTTTTGATTTTGACCAGCTTGTGCTCGAGCAGGCCGCTCGATAGGCGCGGCTGGAACGCGGACCAGTTAGCGAATGCGCTGCGGCGGTAGATCCACCGATTGCTTGCCATCCAGCCAAAAAGCTTCAATGGGACAATGCCGAGGTGCTTGGCAGCCTCAGTGATACAAATTGAACCAGAGGTGTTAGCGAGGCGTTGCAAGGCTTCGACCTTGGGTGCCTGCTGCTGGATGACCAGTTGCAGATGCTGGTTTTCCTTCGCCTGGTCGGCGGCCACCTGGAGCGCCTCGGCGAAGGTCGTCGGAATTCGGTAGCGCGCAGTTTCTTGCTCTTCTAGTTCCTGCCACCGATCGATGATCTTGGCGCGCAGCTCAACGCTGTAGCCAGAGACCACCACCATAGTGTCTCGGTAGCCGAGCAAGAATTCTGCATAGGTCTGGCCGTTCTGCGGGTGCTTGTAGGGGGTCTCGTTTGAAGAAACGACACCCTTTTTCAGCAGGGCCCTGACTGTCTTTAAGACGTTGTCATGGGTGCTTCCAGTCAATTCAGCGATTTCACGAGATGACATAGCCTGATGCGTCATATTTGGTGAGTTCGCGAAAACTGATGCGTCAGGCCTGCTATTGCTTGGGGTGATCACTGTGTGCATAATCGACCTCGAAAATGGTTGTTGAAGAAGCCGGTCTAGCCACCGGCTTTTTTGTGTCTGCAATTTGTGTACTGGATGAATCAACAGCTATGCAGCTGCACTAGTGGCACATGAGCTGCGGGCAGATAATTCGTTTCGTGATCAGTTGTCCTGTCAGCTCAGGCTATGGTCGGCCTTCGAAGCTCGCGCAGGAGCAATGAGGGAGCGGCTTCGGCCTGAGGTGTTGCGAGGCCTCGAGGAGGCGACGGTAGCGCTCAGTTCGAAACGGCACGCTTAAGCAGCAGTTGCAGTTGACTGCGGTTCAGCACAGAGTTCGCGAGCTGTAATTTCCCCACCAGTCAGCTCTTCAGCCTTGAAGGCTTTCTTGGCGCTCATGGAGTGGATTCCTGCAACCCAATAGGAAACTGCCGCTTGAGTGACCCCCAGCGCTGAAGCTGTTTTGGTTTGCCCGCCGAAGTAATCAACGAGCCTTTCGATAGGGGTCATAGCGAACCCTCCTAATAAGCACGCTTATATCCTATTAAGAAGGACACTTATTTGCAAGCGGATAAGGGAACTTATAAATTTGCTGGCATGACGACACTCGCCGAACGAATGAAGCTCGCCCGCCAGCACGCGAACCTGACCCAGAAAGCTCTGGCGGTTAAAGCGGGTGTAGAGCAGCCCGTGATTTCCCAGTTGGAAACCGGAAAGAACCAACAAAGCGCGCACTTGGCCAAATTCGCTCACCTCTGTGGTGTAAATGCGATATGGCTCTCGGATGGAATCGGCCCGATGGAAGCCGGCGCCACTGAACCGGCCGACTCGAACGTCCGGATAGCTGCACAGCCAGACATGATGTTCCGCTACCCAGTAATCAGCTGGGTAGCCGCCGGCGCCTGGGCAGAAGCCGTAGAGCCCTACCCGCCTGGCTTCTCGGACCGATACGAATTCTCGGAATATGACTCAAAAGGCCCGGCGTTCTGGCTGGAGGTCAAAGGCGACTCGATGACCTCTGGCATTGGTCAGAGCATCACCGAGGGCACGTTGATCCTGGTGGATACTGAAGCCGAGGTGCACTCAGGGAAATTGGTGATAGCGAAGTTGGCCAGCAGCAATGAGGCTACCTTCAAGAAACTCGTCGAAGATGGCGGGCGCAGGTTTCTTCGCCCTCTTAACCCTGCATACCCAACCGAGATGTGTGCGGAAGACTGTCGAATCATAGGGGTGGTCGTTCGGGCACTGATGAAGCTATAGCCCGCGTCCTCCTGATCTGGAATGCACAAACGCATTGAAGGAGTCGACTCATGAGCCTCACCAAGCCCAACCAGGATCTGCGCCGGGACCTGAAAGCTGCTGCGTTCGCCCTCGAAGAGGCCGCCCTGGAAATGTTCAGGGTGGCAAAACAGCGCGGAGACACAGAGCTGCTGAAGGCGATGGAGACGATCGAAAAGCTGCATGAACAGGCCGATCTGCTCAGGGTGTACGCAGATGAGGTACAGGTGGGCCGAATTCAGCGGGCGAAGGCTGAGTGATCTGACGAGACGGGGAGCTTTAGATATGGCGCACTCACCTCGATATCAGATAAAGGAATCCGTTCGAAGTGTTGAGATCGAGGTTGGGAAGCTGCTCGATCTGGCTGAAATGCTAAAGCACGCTGGCAATGATGACTTGGCCGCGGTTGTCTCGATACAGGCGAACAAGCTGCTTGAGGCAGCGGTAGCGCTGAGAATTGCTATGGCAGGCTGAATGACGGACTGGCAGGGCGTGGACTTGTAGGGGCCGCCCAGGCCTGAAAGGAAAGAGAGTTTCAAACAGCACCATTGAAGGCGCTGCACTGACAAGGAAGTCGCAATGAATTTTGAAGAATCCATGTTTTTGCTGGTCGTTATCCCGCTGATTGCCCTGGTGGCTATCTGGCTAGAGTTTGCCACAACGTACACGCACCGGCATGAGTGGCTGCGAAGTCATCGAGCACTCATCAAAACGATTGCCGGACTCTTCAGCGGGCTGACGATCGCCATGGTTGCGGGCAGCGCGATAGTCATGGGTATAGGTGCGTGGGGATCTATCAATGGGTAACACAGTGGCTGAGACAGTCTTGAGCAGTGCGGAGAAAAGCCTGAAGCGGGACCTCCAGGGTATGGCCTCCGACCTCAAGTGGTCTGCCGTGGAGCTGGTGCGGATCGCAGAGCGCCTGAGCCTGGCCAGTAATGACGCTGACGCCCAGGCCCTGCTGCGAATGCGACAGATCTTCCATGCTGGCGAAAATCGGCTGACGGGGTATGCAGATGAGGTGGAGACGAGAAGGATTGTGCGGGGTAAGGCTGAGCAAAGAGATGCGTGAGGAATGCCAGCTAAGGCATCATCTATTGCGGGCGCCGATTGGTGGCTTTATGCCTTGACTTTGCGTATGATCGCGCGAATTTTGAGCTTGTACCGCTATCCATCTTAGCTGAAGCTCAGCGCCTAAGGACTGGGAATGTTTCGAAAAGTATATGCCATCCGGTTTGATAAACCGGCAGGCAACGGCAGAAATCGCGCGTGCTTCGTTACCTGCTCCGACTTGGCTGGTGAGCGCTCAGAAGCTATCGTGAAATTCAGCTCCGGATGCGAAAACGGCGTTGGGGCGCTAATCCGAGAAGCGCTGTCAGCTTTTTTTGCGGCAGATTTAGGCCTTCACATTCCAGAACCTCTATTGGTCGAAGTACCCGCCCAGTTTACTGCTGGGCCGGCATTTCCCGAGCATAGCGCCTTTATTGCCACAAGCTCAAAGTACGCGTTTGGGTCTACAAAGCTCGCGGCAGGTTATCAGATCGTGTCACCTGCTCATCCCGTTCAAGGCCCCATGATTCAGAGAGCAGCCGAAATATTCGTGTTTGATACGTTTACTGCAAATTATGATCGCGGTCCGCAAAACCCAAACTGTTTGACGCAGGGCGATTTTGTTTCGATCATCGATCACGAGCTTGCTTTCTTGATGGGATCCATTCTCTTTTGGAAAAAACCTTGGTCCGCCGGCGGTGGAGAATCACTGAGCAATGTGGACAAGCACGTTTTTTGGATCCATGTTAGAAAGCAAAAAATTGACTTCGAACGCATGAAAAGCTGCCTGCTTATGATCGATGATGCTAGGCTGAATTCATATTTGGCAGCACTACCGGATGAGTGGCTGGCAGGACAAGGGAACGTTATTGCCTCTGAGATTGTCTCCTATATTCGAGACCTCAGAGACAATAGCACTGAGGCTTTTAACGAAGTTGTGAGGGTGCTTTCATGATCAACTTCCACAATTACGAATTTTCGGTTTTACGGTATGTGCACGATACTCTAACCGGAGAGTTTGTAAACGTCGGCGTTGTAATATATTGCGAAAAGGAAAAATGGATTTCAGCGCAATGCAGGAACACTTACGCTCGAGTATCTGCCGTCTTCCCAAACCTGAACAGCTCTCATTTTCGTAAAATGATGAAATTCGTGCAATCTGAATTTTGCAGAACAAATCATTATCTAAATACAGAATTGCAGTTTTCAGAAATAACATCCTTGCAGACACTACTGCACAAAGTTCTCCCAAAAGACGATAGCTCACTGCAGTGGTCACCTATCTCTGCTGGGCTCTCACTAAACTTAGAGACTGAGCTAGAGCTATTATTTGAGCGCTACGTCAGCCATTACGATGCTAAGACGGTACGTGACAGGCGTACTGAGCAGGATATATGGAAAGACTTCAAGAAAACGCTTGAAAGCTTTAGCCTTGCAGAAGAATTTCAGCCTAAACGAATATCCGTAAAAGACGATGAAATTGAATTCCAGCATTCCTGGAAAAACGGCATCTGGCATTGTATTGAGCCAATCTCCTTCGACCTTACTGATGGAGACTATTTTAAAGATAAGGCTCACCGCTGGCTGGGCCAACTGTCAAGCATTCAAGATTCAACGGACGAATTCAAAGTTTATTTATTAATCAGCCCTCCAACTGAAAGCGAACTACAGCCAGCCTTTAATAAAGCACTAAGCATTTTAAGTAAAATACCTGTAGAAAGTGAGATTTATCTAGAGCACGAAGCCCCTAAGCTTGCCGAAGAGATTCAGAGAAAAATGGACATCCATGTGAACTCATTGCACTAGTCAATAGAGGCCCGGTCCAGCGCCGGGCTTTTCGTTTCTGCCCTTCCCTTGCTACGTCTTCCTCTCGCCCGGAGGATTTTTCATGCCTACCACTCCTACCGCTGGGCTTGCCACCCTCTAAGCTCGCATCAATCAAAACATCTTGGCCCTGGCCTGCGCCACCGAGGAGATCGGCATCTGTATTGACCAGCGCGGGTCTACCGATGTCGCTGATCGCCGTCCTGTTTCTATCACGGGTAGACTCACTTAAAACTCCCTGAGTGTCGCCACTTCCCCTAAGGCTGCTCTTGTAATTGCTTGGTCACTCGCCGTGAACTAGGTTCGTTAACGGTGGCGATTTTCTGATGCTAAAATGCATCCTCGGTATGCCACTTTGGCTTTGACGCAGGAATATGCATCCTTTAGTCTTGGAGACTTTAGAACAGTGGCTTTGTTCAATCCCCATGCAAATAATTATAAAGCTCGGAGCTAAATATGAAAGGTGTTGGTGTGTTGAAGGAGGCTTTGGTATTAAGCGAAAAAATACTTGAAGAGCTGGAGATGAGTAGCGCGTCTCTTGCCCAGATCGCTTTAAAATCCAGTCGCCTAGCAAGATTGGTTGGCGATTTTGATCGACAGCAGATTATGCTTTATGAAGCTAGTGGTTACCCCAGTGGGGCTGGTGGCATCAGCGCTGAGGTATGGGCGCTAGCCGAGCTTGCTAAGCGTACTTACTCAAAAAAAGTGAAGAGTGAAGTCAAGGTATTTGCAAGAATTCAGTCTTTGGAGCAGTTGGAGATTGAAATGCAAGCGGCCAAAGAGAATATGCTTGCCGCAAAGGATGCTGATGTTTCGATTGCCTCGGCAAACCCGAGCCAGTTTGTATTTAACCCATCAGGCAATGCGCTTGAGCGCGCAAAACTCATGGAAATCATAAGTGAAAACGTAAGAGTCTTGGCTCAGCGAAGAGCATACTTATATGATTATGCTTCGCAGGTTTACTATGAGTTAAAGTTTTCAGATGCTGCTAGCAATATTTTTGACAGAACTCGATCGAAGGTCGATGCGAAGATCGGCGAAGTGATTCCAGGAGCACTTAAGAAGTTTTCTACAGTTTATGAGAATTTGCTTTCAGAAAATGACGAGGATTGGGCGAACGCAGTTCATAGCTGTCGACGAATATTGCAGGAAACCGCAGATGGGGTATACCCAGCGCGCGAGGACAAAGTGATTGATGTCGGTGGAAAACGGAAAGAAATTAAGCTTGGTGCGGACAACTATGTAAATAGGCTTATAGCCTACGTGGAGCAAAACTCAGATTCATCGCGATTCAATGAAATTGTTGGCTCTCATATGCGCTACCTTGGCGAGCGTCTCGATTCAATTTTTCAGGCTGCTCAGAAGGGGTCACATCACATGATTTCCTCTCAAGACGAGGCTGACCGTTATGTAATTTATACGTATCTGGTCATAGGTGACATCCTTCATCTGAAGGAGGAAGTGGAGCAGAGACAAGCTCCGATGGAAGACCAGAATCCTTAAGAGTAGCCGACTTGTGGGCCAAGCCGAGAGAGTGAAAGGGAACTGTCCTGAAGGAGTCGATGTCATTCGGACTCTGCGCCTAGCTAAAGACGAATGACTGCTCCTTGCCGCTCTCTGCCTGTCACGACTGACCGTCTCGGGTAGTTTCTGCAGATCATGCTTTTGAAGCGCGCTGCTCAAACCCGATGCAAACGGGTGGTCAAATGGCGTGCTTTCACACCCACCGTTGAGCGGACTTCTCGTTGCCACTCTGTCATGCCTTCGTCACACCCGTTGAGCACACTGGAGGCCAGCCAAAGAGATATGGCCCCACTTACAGAGAGCCCGACCATTGAGTCGGGCTTTTTCGTTTCTGCCCTACCTACTCTTGGCCGAATCGTAAACAATGCCCCACTCACGCTTACCGATTGCCAGCACCAGAATGACAATCCGCTCATCCTCAACGCGATACACCAATCGATACCCGGCCCCACGCAATTTGATCTTGTAGCAATCCTTCAAGCCATGGAGTGCGTCACCTGGCACTCGCGGCCCACTCTGTCGCTCCTGAAGCTTTCGCAAAAACTGAAGACGGATGGCACCGTCGAGCTTTCGGAGTTCCTTCAGCGCCTTTGGGCTCCACTCAACGATGTACTCAACGCCCATTAGCGATATCAGCCACAGCCTCGTTAATAAGATCGTCGAGAGAGACTCGAACAGGCGTCTCGTTAGCATCGATCCGCGCCTTAGCCACTTGCGCCAACTCCAGATCATCCAGGCGCTCAATCATCGCCTCGTAGACATCAGCCGGGACCATGTAGCCCATGACGCGGTTGTGGTTCAGTACGGCAACAGTTGCTCCGCCCGCCCCGCTCAGCACGGCAGACGGGTTCTTTTTGAGTTCGGACACGCTGACGGCCACATTGGCCAGGACGCTCTGCATAATAAAGGCTCCTAAATAGGTCTTTATTTTGGTCTATTAATCATTTTTGAGCAATACAAAAACGCTCGGTGGCGCGCCATCCTCCACGACTAATACTCGTAGCGAACGAATGCAGCTCGCCGGTTAGCGGACTTTTCGTTTCCGGCCTGTCATGCCTTCGTCACGCCTTCCGAAGACAATGCAGCCAGCCAAAGGGATTTGACCCCATATACAGAGAGCCCGACCATTGCGTCGGGCTTTTTCGTTTCTACCCTTTCCGCCTGCTACGCTTTCCTCTCGCCCGGATGATTCGCCATGCCTACCACCCCCACCGCTCCGCTCGCCACCCTGTTAGCTCGTCTCAACCAAAACATCATGGCCCTGGCCTGCGCTACTGAGGAGATCGGCATCTGGATCGACCAGCGCGGATCTACCGATGTCGTTGTGCGCATAGAGGACCACCTCGAGGTGATCCATAGAAACGCCGACGTAATAGCCGATGCGCTCGTCGAGCTGATAGCCAGGTCCGAATAATTGCTCCACACCTGGAACCATAGCCCGCTGGGTAATTGTATGGATTAGACCACCAATTGGCATTCGAATTGACCGGCACACTTCGTGGCCATGACCGGCAGAGATCTGCCCTGAGCGGTCATTCGCAGAAGTCGCAAATGAAGTTTCGATAGGACGGGGGTGTTTCAGAGGGCTCGTTCAGGCAGGCCAAAGCGCAGCTTTGGAATGTCCCCTCGATGGAAGGGTTAGGAGTCCCGTTGCCATGAGCGCTTGACTTGCCCCGAGTAGCAGTCATACACGTAGATGTTGGCGAACTGACACGAGCCGTCCAGATCTGCGAGGTACTCATCCAGATCTGGAAGCCATACATCATCAGGAAACATCGGGTTTGTTTCGATGTATGCCAGGAGGCTGAGTTCGTGTGAAGTCTTGTATGTCTTGGTCATCTTGCTGTGAATGGCCTCGACCGTTGGATTACCAACCCGAACGACCGAAGGGGCATCGAACATTGGCCCGATGAAGCACCCACGGTGAATCGTGGCGTACTTAAGGATTTTTTCGAGGGAGCCACCTTCATTGAATACAGTTCCAGTTACGCCAGGCGGTAGAGAAAGCAATTCTCGGAAAATTGTAGGCAGTGCATTTTTCCGACGCCGAGGTGTTAGGCTGTTTCTGAACGAGAGGAAGATGTCCGCATCGGCGAACCGGAGCTTGAACTCAGTTCTCGAACTCGGCTCCATTGCTTCAAGGTGCTCGTAGCAGATTTGCTTCGTATCGAGTTGTCGCCCAAGCGAGCTTGAGTAGTCGCGGTCAAGTATCTCGACTAGTTCGAACGATCTTTGACGGCCAGACGCCTGTGTAAAAAGTATGTCCGGCTCAGGGGGGTGTCGGCTCTCGATGGTTGCGCCGGTCTCAAAGAGGCGGCTGGAGTTGGCGAATTTCTCGAACACGATACGCTCACGTTTATCCTTCGCGACCGTCACCATAGACTCCTAACGATTAAGCTAACCGGCGAGCAAAAGCGCAGCTTTTTCGAGGCCAATGAGCGAAGCGAACGATTTGAACCGCTAGCTGGCTTATTTGTTTTGAATTATGACATCGGGTGTTTTTTGCAAATTTGGTCGCGCCAGTTCAGGGTCATTTTTAGATAAGCATCTGAATGTTATTTCGGCATGTGCGAATGTCGAAAAATTGGCATTATTTTGCAGAGTATTCGTGGGCATCATTTCCTTGCCTTGCTCGGCGCAAAAAGAATAGGCCTTGTTGTATAGCCCGGCTTTTAAATTAGAGCCAGAAGACCAAGACCAAGCTCCAGTGTCGGACATCATGTAAGTGTCTGGCCCAATGTGAGCAGGCCCCGATGCGCAACCGGCTAAAAACAAAAATAATAGCAGCGGGATTTTATTATTCATGCGGTATTCCTTAAATTAGCTAACTCTAAATAGGCGCCAAGTGGGGTTAACGCCCTCGCGGGCTTGGTGAATAACATTCTTTGTTCTCTCGCCTACCCTATGACTAGGCCGGGCATCGTGACAGCCTGGTGACCGTTGGGTATACGCCACGGAAGGAAAGCCCAATCAGCTCAATCAGCTCCGGCAGCAGACCAAGCATAGCTACTCTGCCATCGCTCCGTCCACCGACTGCTTTTGGCCGCTCTCTGCCTGTCACGTCTGACCGACTCGGGTAGTTTCTGCAGATCATGGTTATGAAGCGCGCTGCTCAAATCCGATGCAAACGGGTGGTCAAATGGCGTGCAATTTCGCACCCACCGTTGAGCGGGCTTCTCGTTTCCACCCCGTCATGCCTTCGTCACACCTGTTGAGCACACTGAAGGCCGGCCAAAAGGATTTGGCCCCATCCATAGAGAGCCCAGCCTGATGCTGGGCTTTTTCGTTTCTGCCCTTCCCAGCCCTTTCCTCTCACTCGGAGAGCCCACAGATTCACCATGAGCCCGCCATTTCGCGGGCTTTTTTGAGTCTGAATTTCGCAAAGACACGTACGAAATGCCTACTCCCCCGCAGGGATGGATCCCGATTTTCTTGCCAAAATGCGTCAGCTTTTATACTGTACATCCGTACAGTAAGCACAAGGAAGCTGACATGACCCAAGCAACGCACCCTACCCCATCCAACCCAGATTCTTACGTCCGACTAGGACGCCGGGTACAAAGGTTGATTGCGGACCCTCGGGTACAAAAAATTCAAGCCGTTACCGTAACCAGGCTGCCTGATGAGAGCGCTGAGGACTGGCGTCGATTCCTGGATGAGGTCGTTGAGACCGCAGGGATACGTGTCGACGAGGTTGAAGGAGGCGCCATCCGCATTGCCTGGCGCGAGTACTGCGAAGCCTGAAAGAAGCCCGCCGAGCGCGGGCTTTTTTACGTCATCCAAAAAATATATAAGCACGCTTATTGACGATCATAGATAAGTAGGCTTATATTTGTCTCAAGCCAGCCAACACCGGCCCAGCAGCGAAAGCCGCGCCGCTCTTTAACAACCCAATCGTAGAAAGGCTTCCAGCCAGCCAAAGGACTGACGCATCGGGCGTGGGCGATTCCCACCTTGATGCGCCGTATCACCAGGCCCTGGAGCCCAAACCGTAAACGTATGGAAAGAAAGACGCCCAGTCCGCAGGTGGCGAGTAACAGCGGACAGTAATACGGAATTTTCACTTCTGCACCTGGCCTCGTCGGGTGCAGCGGGAAAATAACCGAGAGGACACGACATGGAATCGACAATTAAAAGCGGCACATGGATCGGCCATCTCGGCCGCGGCCTTGCGCCTAGAGAGCTTCAGTTTTTGCTTTCAATTGCCCAAGGCTTCACTGCAAAACAGATCGCAAGGTCATTCAACGTTGAACCTGGGACCGTAGTTAAGCGAATCGCAAGCGCCATGTTCAAGCTTGGCGTTCACCGCCAGACGGCCCTGGTGGCAGAGGCCATGCGCCGCGAAATCATCGTCGGCCAAACCCTATGCCCGGATCCACATCATCGCCCGACCGGAGAATCACAGAATGGTGTGTTCATCGCTTAATCAGCTGGCATCACTGCTGCACCTTGGCGACAGGCTGCATTGGGAAATCAACCGGAGGTAGAACATGAGTGAGAGCGCACTGAAAATTTCCTACCTCATACATGGCGAGCAAAGAGGCGCCGAGTTTGTCGGTGACCTGTATGCGGGCTTATTGCACGCGGCACGGCAACTGACTGGAGATGAGCGGCTTCGCTTGATAGCCGAGCTTCAGTCCAAGCATGCCGAACTGGAAGCCGTAGGCCGATAGCTCAACCACGGCAGCCTGCCGTTAACTGCCCGAGCACCTGGTTCTCCCCAGCACCAGGCCGCATCGGAAAGCACTGAGGCACAACGGGTCGTTGGATGGCCGGTCAGCCATCGCTTCAGTGCTTCCCGATGCGGACGAGAACACACCGGCCCAGCCGGCCCCCTGCATCCCCACCAACCCCAGAGGACACGGCCATGTGAACTTCAGCTACCGGCCCCGCCACATCGCGGCGCCGTTCGGAAACTCACGAAGGTGGTACTGAGTGAGAAGTTAGGAGCCCGGTTAGCCGGGCTTTTTGATGCACGTCGTCATTCGCCAGCACCCTACCCCGCGCCCATCGGCAACCAGCGGAACTAGGGTGCTGACCAATGACTGCGACACCTCAAGGAGATACACCATGCACCCAGCCATGCAGCAGCGCGTCGAAGGCCTTGAGGCTTTGCGTACGCGCGCCTCCGCCGCCACTACGGAGTTCTACGCCATGATCGGAAAGATTCCTCCAGCCCAGCCCGTGCGCTATCAGGTCGTGACCAAAGGCCCGAAGGCCTACCACATAATCGAACGCGCCAGCGGCAAGACCTGCGGCTTCCGCTTCAGCTGGAAAGAGGCCGTGAACTTCGCCCAGCAACTCGAGGCTCGCGCCGACGGCGTGAAGGTCACCCTGGCGGGGGTGCGGCAATGAACTTCCAGCCCCTGCCCGACCCGCGCCAGCGCGTCATCGAAGACCTGCACAGCCAGATCGACCGGTTCTTCGCGGCCGACGGCCAAGTCGCCGAGCCGGCCCTCGGCGCCAGCAAAGAAGGCCTACCGAGCGTGGTGGAGACCCGGGCGCAGAAGCTGCGCGCCGGCCGGGACCGCCTGCCCCCCTGTGTGCGCGACATGGCAGCCAAGGGCGCCAGCGCCCAGGCCATCGCCCAAGCGCTCAGCACCAGCCACACCCGCGTCAAGCTCATCGCCCGCGAGAACGACATTACCATCGGCGGCGATCAATGATCCGTCGAGTCTCCCACCAGGTGCGCCAGTGCCGCCGCCAGCACCAGGCAGCGCTGCCGCCCAGCGGTATTGAAGGAAGCGGCCATGGCCGAGATAACCAGCGCGGCGCGCCACTCCAAGGCCTACCGCGAACGGAAGAAACAGAAAGCGGCCGCCTTGGGCGTCAAGCGCCTCAGCGTTGAGGTGGCCGTGGGTGTTGAGCAGCGCCTGCAACAGGTCATGGCCGAGCACGGCTTTGAGCAGTTCGTCGAGCTGTTCCAGACCCTGGCGCTGAACGTGGCCGAGGCGCCAGTAGAGCTCGCCGCAGAGATGCTAAAACGACCTAGCGCGTCAGGTTTCAAGATCAAACCGAAACATACGCGCCAGCTTCGCGAGTTCGTAGAGTCAGGAGGCATTGATGTCGATGAGAAATAATCGATCCGTCAACTAAAAATCGCTAACTACTCGACAACGCCGCGAACAAACGGAATGGTTCGATCCACGAACACAAACGGGTTGTCGGAGGGGATCAAATATTGGAAAGTTTCCAATATTCGCCGCCCGTCTTCTCTTAGATACATGACTGTGCAAATACCTTTGTCAGCTGTGATCGCTTTATCAAATAGGAACTCGATAGCGCTGCTTATGGCTCCCTTAGAAATCTTTCCAAACTGTTGCACTTCTGTATCGCCTATTGGTGGATTGAAGGTAACCAAAACGTCTCGAGCTTCATGACCTTCATTAAAAAGCTGCATAGAGGTCTTTATACCCGTCCCCTCACCTCCGGACCTAGATCCGGATGAGAACCTAAACACTGGGGAAATGGAATCCTCCAATTCTTTTTGTTGCAGCGCTAGGGCCGCCTGCTGCCCAGCAATTTGCTGCAGTGCAGCAGACGCCATTATCGATTGCTGCTCTACAGAATTTTTCAATTCTTCGGCCTGCAGCTGCAATGCGTCCGTACTGAGCTTCAACTCGCGCCCTTGCTGAAGAAATCCTAATACCAGCCATAAAAATGCCACTGGACCAAATGCGCCTGCGAGAAAATCGCCAAGCTCGTTGAGCTTTAAGCTTACAAAGTCATTGAACTTGTACCCCACGACAACCGTAATGACCAGTAGATAGACCGCGGTGCAGATAGCCCCCCAAATCTCCAGTTTTCTACTCACAAATCCTCCTTGTCTCGGCCCCGTGTCAGCCAACCGATATACCCCACTCCCAATCAAATTGCCACCATCCGGCCGGTATTGAATATCCCGCAGCGCATGTAGCACGCGACCCATGCCGCTGGTCACCATTTAGTACCGAGGAAGATCCTTGAGGGATCGGTGAGGAAGTCCATTGTCTTCCTGCTCAAGCAAGACGTTACCATCCTCGTCCACCGATGGGTACAGCTTGCCGCCGGCGGCGCCTTGAAATAGCGGATAGACCGCAGCGCCGTCATCCAGCAGAGAAATTAGATCGTGAAAGCTGACGAATTCCGCGTTGCCAATGGGAGTGTTCTGGCCATCAACCTCCTGGATCCTGAACTCGACGAGTTCGCCATCCTCGTCCCGGTGCGCTTGGGATATCAGATAATTATTCATTTGACTCTCCTGTTCCGGCACCGCGCCGGTAAACAGCTATAACCCACACCCCTTCAAACTGCCCAACGTCCGGATGGACGGCGGCGCATGCAATGGAGATTGCCATGAGCAAGGACACCAAAATCTTGATCCTGGAGATTCCAGGCGAGTGGATGGAGCGAACCCGCTCAGGTCGCACGCAGATCTGGAACCGGGCGCTGCACGGCCGCCCGCATATCAACGGCTTGCCAGAGGTGAAGCTCCAGGCACCTGAGGCGGGCCTGTATGCGGAGCGTATCGACGAAGCGTGGTACTGGGTTTCTGGGTGCGCCAAATGCACAGGGAGCGGCGAGCGCTGGAGCTATGACGTGTGCGACAAGCACGACGTCTGCCGATTGTGCAGTACACGCCGATCGAAACTCACCGACACCCCTTGGGGTCATCCGGATGGCTTCACCTGCAAACCTTGCATGGATGCGCTGGACGCCGCAGCTAAGACCGCCGCACTGGCAAAGGTGGCCGAGACCGATTACGACGAGTGGGACTACCGCAGCCAGGATAAATGCAAATGTCCGCACTGCGCGACCGTGACCCGCATCGAAGCCGAAGACTACGGCGACAAGAATATGGAATGTGATACGTGCGGTGGCATGTTCGAGTTGATCACTGAATACAGCGTCTCCTTCACGACGAAAGTCATCGGCGAACGAATCACCGCCTAACCCCACCTCCCCCTAAATCGCCACCTCGGCCAGCCATCGGCAGGCGGGCGGCTGTCTGGAGTATCGCCATGAGTACCTTCGCCGTATTCGGCATGACCGGCGCCGTTACGCTGGCCGAAGCCAAGAAAACCACCTCCACCAAGAAGCAAAATCCTAAGCCCGGAAGCCCCCCCCTGGAGCTGACCGAAACGGAATGGCTGGAAAAGGTCCAGCTCAAGGCTGAGCAGATCTTGGCCGGCGCAAAGGTGAAACAGCTCAGCCCGCTGTTCGATGCGCCGCAGTACGCAGAGCAGTTCATCGAGCTGGCGCGCAAGTCCGGTAAATGCCGCGACATGCGGATCAGGGCAAAGCGCACGATGGTCGACGCCCAGGGCGAGCCGATCATTAGCCCGAAGACGAAGGCGCCAAAGGTTGGGCTTACAGAGTGGCCGCCGAAACAGGAAAGCCAGACCGCCGATCCGTCCTCACCTATTGCGCTGAACGACTCGGCAGTTATTCCATAGCCGTGAATCTGATCAGATTCTGCTTCATGAACAGCACTATCTCTTTTGCCCTTTCCAAAGTGGTTCCAGGAGGAAGATCGAAACCGAACTGCGGCGCTGGAAAACCTTGATCGGAGGTATACGACTCAATCCAAATAAATGGCTGACCTTTATCGGTCTCTTTGATCGTATACACCGGATTCATACGCTTTGTCATTTTGACCTCCGATCCGGCCCAATGCCGGGCTATCAACCAATACCTCACTTCAATGAATCACGCCACCCCGGCGAGGATCCCCTATGTCCGCACAACAGAAGAAACCCCAGTTCATCCACGGCCAGCCAAGCACGGGCCTGCCATTTCAGAAAGAGCTGGTGGTGGACCTGTTCGCCGGTGGCGGTGGCGCCAGCACCGGGATTGCCCAGGCCTACCGGGAGCCGGACGTGGCCGAAACACATAACCAGATCGCCCTGAACGTGCACCGCGCCAACCACAAGCTAGTCCCCTGCCTGTCGCTGGAATCAAAATGCGGCATCTGCCTGAGATACCGCGCCCAAGGCAGCCACACCAAATGCAGTAGGCAGCGTCAGGGAATGTATGCCCGGCTCAAGGAGCCATTGTGATCGCGGATATGAGCAGTGAATGACTCTTCTTCAGAGGCGCTAAAAACCGAACTCAGCGCGATGTTTCGCCAAATACCGTTGATTTCCGGGCGTCAGTTGAGAAAGCGGCGGAAACTGATCAAGGCCGAAAACCGCACGGTCGGATTGACTGAGTCTTAAGCTCACCAACAACCTGCCGTCGTCCGCAAACGAAATAAGTCCTCGGTCGAAAAGGCGATCGACATGGGTGGCCAGAAGAAGGCCGTTATCTGAGTCCAGCCTTGCCGCGTTGTCTGCCAAGCACCAGGCTTCGATATGAGACGCGACTAGCAGATCAGGGTTCTGTACGCCCGTCAGGGCGCACCTGCCATGCCAGATCCGAATAAGCGACGCGCGAAACTTTCCCTGCCCGACCCTTGCCTGGACTATAGCTTCTCGGGTCGTTTTGCTTACCTTCCGGCCTGATGCGCCCTTGGCAATAAGTACGTCATCAAAATCAGCCATTTGTCCGCTTGCATCGAGCAGAAACACACCCGCACGTATAGGAAGGCGCGCCATGTATATCTGATTTAACGTTCCACCTTTTGTGAACAGCGAAGGACTAGTTTGGCTGTCGAACTGATCCATGAATGCCGCGGCGATTTCATCGCGGAGGATTGGGCGCTCTAGATGAGTAAGTGCAATATCGACACGTCGCCCATTGACGCTCCATGCTTTGAAGGAGCGGCTAGCAGGCCTGTCGGACTCATAGGCGTCCGCGGTCGCCACCGCGATGGCGTATATCTTACTGTCTTTGCAACAGAAGATGACGTCGCCGTTTTTTACGGCGCCGACATTGTCCCAATGGACCTGGGTTCGTTCCTTTCCATTCTGCTGTGTAGAACTGATCGGTGCCCAGAGAAAATTTCCCTCCAGGACTTCTCTGTGGGTACCGCCGACATTCACCCAGTAAAACTCCATTTTCTCTCCATCAGGACTTTCGTGCAGCCGCTCACATTACGGGCTTCGGCTTAAAATTTGAAGCTACCGCCCGCCTAAGCTGAGGAAAATCCTAAGGCACCTGTGAGACACAGAAATTTTAACGCCGCCACGAAAATTGTAACAACCGCCCCTTTCCCCCAAAAAATTTTAATGGCCTGCACGGTGTGCGGCTGGAGGATCAGTCATGCCTGAAATCAAAGAACGCCCAGTCTTGTTCTCGGCGCCGATGGTGCGCGCCATCCTGGAAGGGCGGAAGACGGTAACGCGGCGCATCGTCAATCCCCAATACCAAGCTGATGCCTGGTCTGTGAGACGGACAACCGTACCGCGCCATGAGCGTCACAGCCACGACTGGTGGCTACCAACAGGAACCCAACCCTACTCAGCGCTTCCGCACTGCCCATACGGCAACTCAGGTGATCGGCTGTGGGTGCGCGAGACGCACGCCGATATAGGCTGCCGCATCACCTACAAGGCCGACGCCGACGACGGTGCTCATTGCCAGGTGAAAAAGTGGACGCCCAGCATCCATATGTTTCGGGCTCACAGCCGCATTCTGCTGGAGATCGCCGACGTGCGCGTCGAACGCCTACAGGACATCAGCGGCGACCAAGCCGAGGCCGAAGGCGTGGATGCATCGATGTGCCAGCAGTTCCTCGAGACCTCACCCACCAGGTACGAATGCAAGGAGGCAGTGCTGCAAGGGTTCGCTGGCCTGTGGGAATCCATCAACGGCGTCGGCGCCTGGCACGCCAACCCCTGGGTCTGGGTCGTCGAGTTCAAACGGGTTACGCCATGACCGAAATGACCGAAGTGAAGACGGCCGACATGGCCGGTGCCGCTCTGGACTGGGCAGTGGCCAAGGTCGAGGCAGTAACCGTTGCCATTGCATCGCCCCACTATGGCACCGACTGGCGAGTGTACAAGCCGGACTTCGGCGGGAAGTATTCGCCGTCGACGGACTGGGCGGTGGGTGGACCGCTGCTCAGCAAGCACTGCAAGGGCTTTGGCCTGGTGCAGGACGGAACATCGTCACGTTGGCGTTCCTTCGCCTACAACCCAGAAAACGCCACGCAACGTCTTGCTGGTGGCGAATCGATTCTGATAGCGGCGTGCCGCGCCATCGTCACTTTGAATCTGGGCGACACCGTGCAGGTGCCCAAGGAGTTGGTATGAGGACGGTAGACCGATTCATCGCAGACCCAGCCGCAAGCTACGGCTGTCGTATCGAGCCCGCTACCTATGAGGACGCCGAACAGGTCACAGGCTTCCGGCTCGACCGCCGCCTCAACTACGTGATCACCGAGGAAAGCGAGGTCGAGGCGCGCGGGGTGGTAACGCTCAACTGCACAGGCTGCAGCTGCGGCTGTGAGGGTGGATGCGGGCCTTCCACTGGCTGCGGCGAGTGCGGCTACACCGGCAAGCGCAGGATGCACTTCACCTACCCCGTCTAACCCCTTCCATTTACACTTGAGCCCGCCGGCCAACCGCCGGGCAAGGAACCCTCATGTCTGAAAATCAACCGCAATACCTCTGCATCTACCACGGCAACTGCGCCGACGGCTTCGGCGCCGCCTGGGTCGTTCGCAAGGCCCTGGGCCCCGACATTGAGTTTCACGCGGCCACCCACGGCGAGGCCACTCCCGACGTCGCCGGCAGGCATGTGATCATCGTCGACTTCTCGTTCAGCCTGGAAACGCTGACGACCATGGCCGAGGCCGCCGAGTCGGTGCTAGTGCTCGACCATCACAAGACGGCACAGGCCGCCCTGCAGGAAGTGCCCGGCGCAGGTCCGTCGCACGAACTGCACGAGATGACCCGCGACGGCCGCCTGCACGCTCTTTTCGACATGAACCGCTCCGGCGCCGGCTTGGCCTGGGACTTCTTCTTCCTAGACCAGCCGCGGCCAGCGCTGATCAACCACATCGAGGATCGGGACCTTTGGCGGTTCAAGCTGGAGGGCACGCGTGAGGTGCTGGCGAACCTGTTCAGCTATCCCCTGGACTTCGAAGTTTGGGATGAACTCTTCGCCGCCGAGACCAGCAGTCTGCTCGCGGACGGCGCGGCCATTGAGCGCCAGCGTCAGAAGACGGTGACCGACCTTGTACGGGCCACCCAGCGCCGGATGGTGATCGGCGGGCATGACGTGCCCGTGGCCAATATCCCGCACATGTTCGCCAGCGATGCAGGGAACATCATGACCGCCGGCGAACCTTTCGCGGCGTGCTACTCCGATGGGCCCGAGGGCCGGTCGTTTTCCCTGCGCAGCACAGACCAGGGCGTCGACGTCTCCGAAGTCGCAAGCCAGTACGGCGGCGGTGGCCACCGCAACGCCTCGGGCTTCCGCGTGCCATTCGGCCACGTACTGACCCGCTAAACCTCCCTACTCCCTCTGAAACCTGCCGGTTCTGCCGGCGGGTGAGGTATCGATATGTCTGCACTCAACCGATTTCACGAAACCGCAAGTGATGCGCTCGAGAAGATCGGCGCCAGCCTGCCACCTGGCGCGAAAATCTGCCTGGCAATCTACAGCCCGGGCAAACCTGAACTCGACATCGTGCTGCAAGACCGCGGCCTGGATCTCGATGAGGTGTTGTCCACGCTGCGCCGCAGGGGCCTGAGCGTCGACGGCGACAACGCCTACAAGCGCGACCTGTGCGACTCCATCGCTGGCTCGATGGCATTTGGTGCGCAGGGCCGCAATCCTCCGCCTGACGGCCACTGGGGTCAGCGCTTTTGGGATATCGGCCAGGGCGAAGCCGCGGCAAGGCGCGAACTGATCCAAGCGCTCGCCCTGGTGTCGAGGTGCCTCACCGGGCCGCTGGTGGGCTGCCACATCGCGCCCGACGAAATCCACGCCGCCATGCTCAAGGCCGACGAAGTCCTGGCCAAGCACTCTTCATAACCACCTTCTGCCGCCATAGGGCGGATGGAGCATCCCCATGGAACCCGAAATCCTCTCGGATGAAGAATTGGCCGACCTAACCGGCTACAAAGCTCGCGGATGGCAGCGCCGTTGGCTCGACGACCGCAAATGGCTATATGTCGAAAGTCGGGGCAAACGCCCTCTGGTCGGGCGCCAGTACGCCCGCATGAAGCTGGGCATCACCCTGGAACTCGTCCCAGTGGCGCCGCCCCCACTGGCAGTCCAGCCGTGGACACCTGATTTTTCGCGAGTGAAATAGAATGCGGCCACGGAGTAAAGAAAACCGGGATCTACCCCCGAACATGTACCGCCGCAAGCGCTCGAGTAAGAGCCAAAAGAAGCCAGGCAAGGAATGGGTCAGCTATTTCTATATAGACGCGACGGGAAAGCAAATATCGCTCGGCACCGATCTAGACCACGCGCGGATCAAATGGGCAGAGCTGGAAGCCAAGGAAAAACCGAAGGACTTGCGGCTGATGAAAGCCATCTTCGACCGGTACGAGCGCGACATCATCCCAAAAAAGGGACCACGAACCCAAAAGGACAACCTCTCCGAGATTCGCCAACTGCGGCCCACCTTTGATACCGCTCCAATCGATGCCCTCACGCCCACCATGATCGCTCAGTACCGTGACGCCAGGTCGGCCAAGGTCAGGGCGAACAGGGAGATCGCCACCCTCTCCCACGTCTTCAACATGGCAAGAGAGTGGGGGCTTACCGCGAAAGAGAACCCTTGTCAGGGCGTACGGAAAAACAAGGAGACGCCGCGCGATTACTACGCCAACGATGCGGTCTGGAGTGTGGTGTACCGGAAGGCAACACCTGAGTTGAAGGACGCCATGGATTTGGCGTATTTGACGGGGCAGCGTCCGGCTGACGTGCTGGTAATGAGGCGGGATGATATTGAAGGGGGGTTTCTGGTCGTTCAGCAGAACAAGACCCACAAGAAACTGAGGATCATGCTAACCACAGAGGGTGTCGACAACAGCCTGGGCCTGCTGATCAAGCAGATGGCCGCCCGCAACGCGGAGCATCCCTCGCAGTACCTGATCGTCAGTGCACGAGGTAAAAGGATGTCAGCTTCGATGCTGAGGAATCGATGGGATGATGCCAGAGACCTGGCGAAGGTTGAGGCGCTGGCCGAAGGCGACACCTTGTTGGCAACCCGGATCGGGCAGTTCCAGTTCCGGGATATCCGCCCGAAGGCGGCCTCCGAGATCAAGGACATCGAGGATGCCAGTCTGCTGCTTGGGCACACCAAGGGAGATATTACAGAGCGCGTTTACAGGCGCGTGGGGGCCATCGCAAAACCGTCAAAATAG